TAGTAAATCCGTAGCCATATTAGATGTACTAAAACCCCCATCATCACCAATTAATGAGCTTGGACTTAATTGGTCTTGAACTTTACCAAATCCTGAACTAGCACCACTTGCTAAAGAATCTAAAACTCCCATAATATATACCCTCCTTTATTTTATTATAACCATTCAACCGTTTTCATAGCCAATCCAGGGGGCGTTCCCTTAGTTGGTATAGCATCATATCTTTCAAATTTAAAAACTGCCTGTATAGTATGAACTCCTTCATCTGTTTCATCTTCATTTGAATCAAAATCAAAACTTACCAATGCCGCATTTTCAAATATGTATTTCATATTATTTTGTCCATCAACAGTTAAATCCCATACTATCAACTGTGGAATAATAGTATTGTCTCTTAACATTATAAATCCAGGGTTTGCAACCCCTGCTGCATGATTCCAAACTTTTCCAGTAAAATATTCATGAAGGGTGCTTATTGTTTTATGTTCTACATTATCCCAAAATGTAAAACTAATATCACCATAACTGTATTTAATAGGATAATTTCTTTTAACATTATTTCTCATTTGTTCAACATACTCAACATCAATTTTTGGTCTATCCATAGATTTAACCATCCAATCTAAATTTGAGAGCTTTTCTGGAAATTCTCCTAAATAAGCATGCTTATATTTTGGTTGCATATGTTTAGCAATAAGGTCGTCTAACCTACCAGGCATATTTACACCAGCTTTATTTGAATCCCAAATAACCTGACCGTCAGTTGTAACTTTTGGGGAACCACTCGCACCTAAAAGTGCAGCTGCTAAACCTTGATTTAATGACTTTTCTGCTGAACTAAGAGCTTCTTTTTGAGTTCCTAATTCTTTCATTATTTTATCTACTTCTTCTGGAGAGCTAGCATAATTTAATTTCTCTTTTAAATCTTTTATTCTCTGTGCTGCTCTTGCTGCTTTTGCTGAATTTAACAGATTATTCAAACATGCCGGAGTTTTACAATCACTTGCAGCATCATCATCATAAAAATCTGCTAATGGGGGTTCTTTCTTATCATTAACAAAGACTTCATCCCAATGTTTGTCATATAATGCATCTGCATCTTCTTGGTCTTTCTTAGCTTTATCTGCTGCATTTTTCTTAGCTGTAGATTTTGCTTTATCACTTGCAGCTTTTGATTCTGCATCTTTCATAGCTTTTATTTCTTTACCTACTGAATTTGGGTATTTTTCAGCAACATCATCAAATGCTTCATCTTCATCTTCTTTTGCTTTGCTTAACTCATTTTCGTCTTTTTCTAGATCATTAGTAGCAGCATCTGATTCTTTTTTAGCAGCATCATATTCACTTTTAGCAGTATCTATGTCAGTATCCAATTGGTTCTCTTTAGCTTTTTCATCTTTAATTTTCTGTTTTTCATCTTTAATTTCACTATCAAGTGATTTATTTTTCGTTACTAAATCTGTTGATTCTTGGATTAATTTCTTATTTTTAGATTCTAATGCTTTTGCTTCGGACAGTGCTGCTGGTGAACCATCTTTCTTTAAATCTTTAATTTTTACATTGTTATCATTAATAGCTTCATTTTTATCATCTATAGCTGAATTATTAAGTGTTATTACATCTTCTTTATGGCTTATTGTATTTTCACTATTTTCAATTTTATGTTCACTTGCTATTTTTGCCGATTTTGCTTTATTAAGTTTTTTTAGTTTATCATCTGTTACCTTATCTTTTTTTACTTTCTCTTTTTTTGCAGTTACAGTTTTCTTTCTAGCTTTCTCTGTTGCTTGTTGTTTTTCACCTATTGATGGATACTTTTGTCCTATTGATGCTCTTGTAGGTGTTGTAGAAGCAGCTGTTTTTGAAGCATTAGCATCTTGACTCATTATTCATCTCCTTCCAATTCCAATAATAAAAAGGCCATTACATCAACCATAGTATTATTTCTATACTTTGAAATTATTTCATCTTCTTCATATATAAAAAGTTTTGTTTGTTCTTGTAATATAATATTAAATGTTTCATTAATGTATTCTGGTGCTCTTAATAATAACATTTCTAAAATAGGATAATTTCTTTGAGCTGATACAATTTTATATAATCTTTTATTTTTAAATTCTTTCTCAAAAATAAACTCCATCAATTCTCTAAATTCTAATGTACCTTTAAAATATTCATCTAATTTTATTATGTAATTATCACAATCTGTTTGTTTAAACTGAAACAAACCAACCAATTTACTTTTCATTTTTAAAACTTTTTCATCAATCTGTTTTATCTGTTTTTTTAGACTATTAACCTTACTCATAATGTCTTTATATATTTCATTATTTTCTAATTGTTTTAGTTGTTCTAAAACAACTCTATTTGGGATAGTATTTGGATTTTGAATTTTCTTTCTTTCATAGACTAAAAGCTCTTTATAATATGTATATTTAATGTCATCAATCTGAGTTTGGTATCCATTCAATTGATACTCAAAAGTTTCCTTTTGTTTGATTTCTGATTCTAATGATAATTCTATACCTTCTTCTGTAAACATTTCAGGTGTTAAATATTCCACAGCATATCCTTTTTTTCATTTTATTTCTCTTATTTATACTCTTTTTTGCGAACAGAAAAATATTAAATTGTTTTTATTTAATTTTACTATAAGAAATTTTGCATAGGAATTGTATGTATAGTTTTATGGGGTACAACTACCCCATAAAATAAAGGTTCTGAAGGGTTTTGTCTATACAGACAAAATTAAGAAACTGTAATCTCTACTTGGTAAGTAAATGATAATGTTCTATTTTCAGTTTTTGTAATACCATCAAATGTAATGTGAGTTAGTTTTTTATTTGAAGAATCAAATAATCCTAATTCATTAAATTTAACACTATTAGCTTCTGTTGAACTAATTGTTGCATTTACTTCAATAATTTTTGAGTTAGGCTCAATAATATTGTTTGCATCATCTTTAATATCTAATACTTTGATACCATTTCCTGACCCAACAACATCTTCTGAGTGCATAGGCTCAAATAATGTATCTGTAGAAACATCTGGAGTTTTTTCATTTCCATCTAGATCTTCTCCACCCGAACCAAATCTGATTGTAGAAATTCTATAAGCATCTGCGTTTGTAACATCTCCATGTACAGCACCGAATGCTAAAGTTCTAACAAAGTTGTCTAATTTGATCTTATTTTTCTTCTCAACTACTAAATCTAATCCGTCATATACTTTTAACGTACCAATTACATTTGGTTGTGATAATTCTTTCATACTCATATCAGTTCCCCTTGAACAATTTATTTATTTTATTTTATTTATTACAGAAATTGGTTTTTTATTTTTAAAACCAATTTATTTCTATAATTTATTCCAAATACTCATTTGGTCTATTTGCATAAGTTCCTTGTAACTTATCTTTTACATTTGTATTTATAACATCTCCAAATAATAATTCTACTCTAGCTGTAGTCTTATCTTTAATCAATGTCATGGATTTTGTTACAGATCCATCAGATTGTTCAGTATACAAATCAATCTTAGTTTTATAATCAGTAACTAAGCTTAATTCATCATCATATTTGAATAATGACGTTGTGAATAAATTATCATTAATTTGAGTATCTAATGTTTCATAAATTCTATACTTATAAATTTGTTCAATCAATTGTAAAGTATCTATATCATAAATGTTAATCAATTCTTGACTAATAATACCATTTCTAGTAAATATATGTTCTTTAATAGTGTCATCAAAATCATAACTTACTCTCATTTGTTCTTTTCTCATTTCAATCATAGTTGTGTTATCATCGGTATCAGCCCATGAACTTTCTAATCTATTATCAACATAAACCATTGCTGTTTCTTTGAATACAGATTGGTAGCCCCATGTTTCAAAACCACCACTATCTACAGTTTGTATATTTATTGTATCTTTAAATATAAAATCAAAGCCATATAAAAGATTTTCTGTTACACCAGTAACAATTTGTGATAAATCCTCACCCTGATCTTGGTGTTCCATTTCATCATAAGGGAAATCATCATGAGGAATATGTCCAGTCCATTCTTCATATGGAATACTATAACCATAATGTTCCCACTCTTTTGCATCCCAAATATAATCATATTTGCCAATACCATACATCAAATTATCAACATTAGAAATAACAATACCATCTTCACTATTTGAAACATCAACCATATTTGATTCATCAGCAGTTGATAATCTGTCAGCAGATATTAAATCCAAAGTATCTTTTAATTCCATATGTTCTATAATTTTAATATCATCTTGTATAAGTGTGGCGAATGAATTATCTGCTGATACATCATCTGGATATTCCATACCATATCCATCTCTATCATGAATTACATCATTTACACCATATCTATCAATTTCCCATTTTCTACTGATAAATAAATGGTTATCTCTTAAAATTTGAGCATTAATACTATCTTTGAAAATTAAACCATATTTTAATCTTTCATATGTTTGTACACCTAAACTATCTTTAAATGGTGCTATAGTTGTATATTCATGGAAACTGTCTTCTAAATCAACCATTAAATTTGGTGGATATGTTAAATCACCATCATATATACTCAATCTATTTTGAATGTATCCTCTAACAACTTCATGAAACCATTTACCTTCACCATATTCTAATCTTTCAGTAATACTAATATCCAGGTTATCAACTCTTTCCAAACCTACACTTAAATCAATTTCATCTGTCACAGTAACACTATCACTTATACCTACTTTAGAAACATCATCTTTATAGAATAACTCTTGGAAATCGTCTATTCTTAATGTTTCTTTAAATGCTACACTAACTTCATCTGAAACTAATGTACCTAATTCAGTAGAAAGTATTTTATCATCTAATAGTGCTGTTGCTTTACCTTCATTAAATCCATATGACATTAGTAACCAATCTTTTAAACCAACATTAACTACAACATCATGCATAACCATATCTTCATATCCATAATCGACTTGGTCTTTTGTTTCAATCTGCAACCATTCATCTCTCAGCTTATATCCATACCAAACTGTATCTTGAATACTAATATTTGTTGGTTGTTCATAGAAAGTTTTTTGTAATCTTGTTACATCATTTGTGTTTACATCTAAGTCGTCTTTAAACCCTATATTTATAACCTTTAAATCATCAACTACACTAGCACTTATAATATCATCTTTTCCCATATCCCAATGTTGACCAACTAATAAGTTTTCATTGAATTGTACTAATGCTCCAACATTATATAAAAATGCATTAGCATCAATTTTTAATTGGTCTCTTAATTCTGTTGTAATATCAAATTCATCAGAATCACCATTATACATATGAGGGTATTCATTATGTCCAAACTCATCAAACTCAGGGAATATCCAAGGTTTTTTAACTATATGTATATAAGTATGAATTGAATCTGAAAGTATTACATCCAAATAATCACCATAATGATGATGTATATCATGCATCATCATATCATATGTGTGTGTGTATAATTTATCTTCAAATCTCTCTTCAGAGTGTTGGATTAATGAATCAGTTAATTTTGACTCGATCGATCTTTGTAATGACTCATCAGTATACCCCATATGACCATATAAATCATGAGGTTGTAATATTCTCTCTTCTTTGAACTCATATTCAACATCAATACTTGTTTTTAAAGCTTTGTCATCAGTTACACTCAAGACCATAGAATCTTTATGAATTTTAGTTTGCCATGATTCAACTAATCTATCAGATAATCCAATATGCATACCATCAATATCAAAGTTATGATGTGAACCATAATGTACTTTATCAAATGTAGTTGTTTCCAATGACTCTTTTTGATTCATTTGTTTAATTATTGTTTTAACTGTTTCATTTAATGATGTAACTGCTTTTTCATTGAATTGGTAATAAGTTAATAAATTCTCTTTAAATCTAACATCTAATTCATATTCAACATGTTTATATTCAACATAGTCCTCTTCTTCAATTCTTATCTCTTTAAGGTAATCTTTATCAATTTGTGTTAATGATCTATCTACTGGTATTTTTAGTTTAATATCATTTTTTAAACTATCACCAATTCTTAATTCAAATAATTTATCTCTTTCTATTTGTGCTGCTCTAGGTCCAAATATTCCTAAAATAGTTTCATCATCTAATACACTAGCATATTTTTCTAGTGCTACAATATTTTCTCTAAAATCATGATGTATATGTCTTTTTGTTAATACATCACCTAACTCTGCTGCAAAATAATCACCAGTTAGTGTATCATTTTCAATATTAGAATAGATTTCTCTTCTCAATTCTTCATCAATAATATCCAACATATACATATCTAAAGTACTAACTCTAATTATATCTTTACCAAATATTCTAACATCAGATGTAAGTGTATCTTTAACTTTAGTTTTTTGGAACTCAGATCCCGGTTGATCTGCTCTATAAAACTTTTGATCAATTAAGTCTTGATATGGATCTATTGGTAACATTCTCATAAATCCAAAATCAACTCTAACAATTCCTAAGGCATCATATAATGTAGTATCGGTCATATTAGCCACTCTATCTAAGTCGGCTGAATCATGATAGAATTCATCATATGCAAATTCATCATGCCCTGGAGGTACAAAAACACCGCTAGGAGTTAAAAATTCTATACTACTTCTACCTGCCCATATATCAATAGTCACATGAATATCATCAGTTACTCTTGCATCTGCAAATAATTTACTATCTTGAATGGATTTAATAGCTAACTCTTTATCTATAAGTGAAATGTCACTCATATCATTCGCTGTAATACCAAATCCCTGATGTAATAAATCATCATAAACCATTGTTGAAATTTCTTGACCTAATCTATCTGGTCCTAATTGATGATAATATTCATCAACTGCAAATTCATCATGCCCTGGAATATTAGTTAAATCATATAATACTTTAATATCCGTCCACACACTATCCATAACACTAACATTAATTTTGTCATAAAACTCTTGCATAATTGTTTGATACATATTTTCTTTTGCACCAATCAATGTAGTTTGGTCTTCAGGACCCCATGCCTCATCTAAACCATATTCATCATGAGGCATATTTTCCATATCATAAAATCTAATATTAAAGGTTGAATCAATAGCTATTAAATAATCCTCAGTAACATTAATATCTGGGTTTTCATCTAAATTATATCCAACACCAATAGCTTGCAGTGAATCTACAAAATATGATTCAATTCTATCATCTCTTTCAAAAATATTTTGTTTAATATGATAGTAATCATCTAAATAAACATCAGCTACTTTTTCAAACTCATTTTCAGGAATACAAGACCACAATAAATCTGCGAACTCTGGTGGGGTATAAATATCCTGAGGTCTTTCTTTCCAACTATCTCTATTTACGATATACCAATCATCATCAACACCATAACTATCATCCATATGCATAGGAACATCATGACCACCAACTTTTATTTTTCTATCAAAATCATATGGAATTTCATCATGACCACCACAAAGTTTTAAACCCTCAGATGGGAATAATGCTGAAATTTTTGATGATACGATAGCTCTGTCAAATGTTTGAATTCTAACTTTCTCTGCAAATTTAGTGAAAATGTCAATCAACATTTCATCTTTAGTTTCAACTTCTGCTTGTTTAGAAATTGCTTCAGCAGAGTTTGTTTCCATAATTTTAATTGTAAAAATTATTTTATCCAAAACAGAGTGGAATGGTAAAAATTCATCAAATAATTCATAAATCATTTTTTCATATATATCATATGTTTCATCACCTTTACTATTTTTAATATTAATAGCAAAAGATAAATCTAGCATTGATGACGCTATAACATCTTCAGTAAATAAAGCGAGAATTTTAGTTATAATATCATGTCTTCCAATACCAAACAAGAAATCAAAATAGTGTTCTGCGGGTCTTTTAATTTTATCTAAGTATTCCAATTCCATATTATCAGTAATGTCCAATCTAATATATGAATTTACAACTAACTCTCCTGAGGTTATACTTTCATAAATTTCATTAACATTAGAACCTAAATCTCTTAATAATATTGACTCTTTAATCTTATTATATGAAACTATCAAATTTGGATGTTCGGAAGACAATAACTCATTTTTAACTATCTCTCTGAATGTTGTTACATCACCAATTTCATTACTAAGAATATAATTTGGTAAAAATCTTTCAACAATCCATTTAACAATTACTAAATTTACACCTAAAAAGTCAAATTCTCCTTCTAATGATAAATCTTGTAGTATTCTCAATGTTTCATCTAAATAATTAACCGGTTTATTTAATTTATTTTTAATATCCTCTACATACTCATTATATGAATCATCATAAGTAATTTGTGAATTAGTTGCAATCGATGAATCTAAAAATCTATAATCCCTTTTAGTGAATACACCATCTTCTGTTAATGGTCTTATCAATACTAATGGTTGTTTCCAATCGATTGGCATAGTTATGAAATCAGTAATATCAATTATATCATATCTAAATGGTTTCTCAAATTTAACTTTATTATTCTCCTCATAATCCAACCAATCAGAATAATTAGCGATTGGTTTGTATGATTCAATAGTGGTTTTATTCACTTTTTCCAATTCTTCTATAAATGTATAAAATAATTTCTCTTTCTCAAAATTAGCATTAAAGGACATACTCGACAACATTTTAATAACTTTTTCGCTAGCTACAGATTTTATGAAATCTAATACTTTTTTTCTATTATTATCCATCCAAAGTGAGTGAATTAAATAATAATTTAGGTCTTCTAATAAGAATTCATCTTCTAAGTATCTTCTAATATATTGAACTAAAATACCGTGTATATTATTAGTATCCAAAGAAAATTTTTCATATTCATTATTTTTGAATATATCAATTAGATCATCATATACACCATTTATTAATTTAGTTTCCATTAAATCTGCTACTAATTCTTTTAAAGAATTCTCAGCGAATGAGTTTGTAGGTAAAACACTAGAAACTCTTGCCCACTCTGAAATAAATCTATTTCTTTGTACTAGGTAAACTGGTGATACTTCAATATCTTGTGAGATAGATTTTAAATTAGATTTCAAATACGATTCTAAACCTTTTAATGATGATGTTGATGATTTAAACATTAAATATGGTTCTTGTTCCATATTATGTTTACTAGCATTTTCAACATTCAAATCTAATTGTTCACCTAGTAATTTGTGTTGTTTTAAATTATTAAATGTATCACTCGATCTACCAATATTATAAACATCATCAGGCATAGTTAATGAACTCATAATATTCTCTCTACCATAGAAAGATTTATTTGAATTTTCAGGCATAGCATTACCGGCATAGAAAATTGAATTCACATTCAATCCTGCTAGCCTATGATAATTGTTTGGTTCATCAGCAATTTCTAATGATATAAAGAAACTATCATATTGGTTATGTTTATATTCAATTGTATTATTGTTTACATCATATATTAATGACCTTTCAAATTCTGTTTCACCTTTTAATATCAAACCATTTGCAAATTCAATATCATATATGTTACCATCTATACTTTTAAACCTAGGTATACCAAATTTCTTTTCTACATATACAAGTGATTGATTAACATATTTTAGTGCTTCCTCATTAGATGCTAAATATAAATTAGTTAAATTAAATTTCTCACCACCTATACTAATAGCATGTTTCATTGTAAAAATATCATAATAAATTCTATTTGATGTTTCTGATAAATTTATTAATTCGGTTGATACTAATTCCAATTCATCATAGATGTCAGTTATATCATTATGAATATATATTTTTTCATTAGCATAAATGAAATCTTTACTACATTTTTCACATGATGCATAAAATAATGTATCAGAAATAGGATCGTAAGTTATCTGCTCATAATTATTATTTCTAACTAGATTTTCATCTAAAGGTATAACATATTGATTATTCATATAAAATATAATAATACAGTTTCTATCTTTATCATATTGATATGGTTCTAAAAATTTTAAATTAGCATAAAATGGTAATTTTTCAACTTTTTCAGTTATAAGTATATCTCTAACATGGTCTCTTTTATCTAAATAATCATAGCTTATTTTTGAAACAAAGTTATTATTTGGTTCATTATATGGATTAACTAATTGCATATAACCTTTGTTATCAAATATTCTCCTATATACTTTTCCATCATACATCAACACATTCTTTTTTATATTAGAATTGTACTCTAAAATTTCAATTTCACTATAATATGGTATTTCAAAATCTTTATCTATAACATCATCTATCAATGTATATTGAACTATTGTATGGTATCTCAATTCAATAGTATTAGATAAATCTTTAAAGAAATCTACATATAATTTTGGTTCATACATATAATCAAAAGAATAACATGAAATAAGAATATCTTCAGCATCCAAGATTGCTTGTTGTGCACCTGCATTGATTCCCATGAATTCATATATTCTATTATATCTTTCTTCTTTTTCATCAATATTAATTTTTATCTTATATGGTATATCAAATCTTTCATAAAACCCAGAAGATGAGTTTTTTTTATATATTACAAAATTATCTAAAAATCCAGTAGTTTCTATTAGTGGTTCGTTTGATGATGTTGGAGCATACATAACAGATTCTACAGCATCAAATTCAAGTTCAATATTATCAATATTAAAATTTACATATTCATCATCTAAATCTTTAACTAAATAATTGTGTATTGTTATTTTATAATATTTAGTCGTATCATCAAAATAATCAAACATAGTATAACCATTATGAATATGCCCATTCAATGATACTATAGATCTTTCATAATTTCTATCATTTATTTTAATTTTTAGTGTTGATTCTTCTATCCTAAAAACTCTGTCAAAATATAAATAAATTTCTAATTCATTATTTTCCTCATTTATAAAATATGTTAAATTATCACTATCAAGATCTAAAATAATATTATTCAAAATTTTATTTTTAACAAATTTTTCACTGCTTCTTTTTAATGAATATCCCATACCATTATTATCAACCAATATAGATAAATATGTGGAATATTTAGCTTTTATTTCATACAATTCTAAAGCAAAAATACTCATTAATTCAATGATATTGTTAGGTTGAAAGACTTTTGTACCAATTATTTCTTTACCAGAGAAAGTATGTTTTAGTATATCGTCTCCAAAATTTACATTATTGCTAAGGTATGCAAATAGTTTACTTTTAGTGAATACAATATCATTATCAAATGTTCTAATTTTATACAAGTCACCAATTGAGCTTGCAATATTATCAACCAATTGGTTCACAGAATAATCAGCATTTAATGATAGTTCTCTAAAAACTACATCAAATTCTGTTAATAATAAATTAAACTCATCATATATTTCCTTAAAATACTCAAAAGTTTGTTTAAATACTTTCTTTTTTTTAACATCAACAGATATGATATATTTATCATAATTAGTTTTGTATAATTTTTTGTTTTTTTCTACTTCATTTTTAATAAAATAATATTTTTCAATTATTTTTTTTATAAAACCATATCCTTCTACTGAAAAATAAAAGAATATAAATTCTTTTATTTCATCAAGTTCCAAGATTAATTCTTCTTTTCTATAATTTTCAAGTTTTATCTTTTCTTGTCCATCACCCATATATACATGAAAACTTCTAGAATCAATATTATATGGAATTCTAAAATTTGCATCAAACTGTTCATACTTGTTAATATCTTTATCCAACATTTCACTAACAGTATATGATTTAAGAGTTTCAATATTATTCTCTCTTATTTTTTCAAATAATAAAGGATTCAATACATTATAGATAAATTTACTATCTTCTTTATCTAAAATCTCTCTCGGTAATGACTTTAATAAATTAGGCATCTAATTACTTCCTATATTCTTTTATGATACTATTTATGAAATAATATCTATTCTTCTAATGGGACTGTTTATGCCATCAACTTCTTTTAATGCTTCTACTATTTGAGTGAAAATAATTTTTTCACCCAAAATATCCATAGTTGATGTTGGCATCAACTGTTTACCATCAGCATCTTTAATCATATCAATATGTTGAATCTCATCAATCTCATTATGTAAATGTTCCAATAATCTAGATAAATGGAAATGTTTACCCAATGGTATATTAACAATATCAAAAAAGTTATCTAAACTGTTATTAATTTTAGATCTCAATAACTCATCAGTTATACCAACATTCTTATTTTTATAAAATTTTAGAGAAACTGATATTTCATAAACGCTAGAATTATAAACTTGAACAATATCAGAAATCATCTTTCTTTTATCAATTTCTTTTATCAATTTATTAATTTCAGAACTAGTTAGTGGTTGATAAATTTCAATATTTTTCTTTAAATCCCTCTTAATTCCAGTAACATATATCTCAATGATATTTGATTTACTTGGATTAATGTAAATATCATCAGATTTAAAGTGTGTCCAAATAAATGACAAGTCATTCTCTGGTAAGAATATATCATTTGTTGTATACATCATTGATAATGTATATCCTACATTATTTTCAATCAGTTTTATGTTCTTTATAGAAATATTGTCAAATAAGTTATTAAACTTACTAATTATACTATATTTATCTTTTTCAATAGCTTCAGTAACCTGATCTATATCCAATACTTTATTTGTTGTTAAACTACAATTTAAAATAGTATTTGTACTACCATTATAACTAATATCGGTTAAACTATAATCTATGGGCAATATATTATTAAGGGATGTAATTGTTAAATTCTCCGTAATAATATCAGGTCTTATAACTTTATTAATTAATCTTATTGATGTACCCTTACTATCCAATGATGTTAATCTATTTGGATATTTATATAATTCATTAGGTGACACAGCTTCAAAATCAAAAATATCAAAATAATATTCATCACCCGTCTCAACAAATTTTATTGAATCATATTTTTCTGCAACTGTTGAAGGTGTAAAATATGCTGTTTCAGCAGTTATAAATGTATTTGTTTTTTGTTGTGTTTTATCATCAATTGCAATAAATTCGGTTACATTATTCTTGTTTTGATCAAAGTAAAATTCTATAAACTCATTATTCATTCTAGGACTATTTTTACCAATATAACTTCTCAACACAACTGCAGTATACTTAACTCTTGGGTGTAACATTCCAGCGGTTTCATAATCAGTAGCAGTAACAAATCTATCTTGAATACTTCTAAGTTTTCTAGCCATATATTTGATTTGTTCATCAGTTTCAGCTGGTGAACCATTATCAGCGTTAAAATCATCATACAACAATATTTGTTGTGATACATTCTGAGTTTTACCAACATTTATATCATAAAAACTTATTGGAAGCACTATTTGATCCAATGAAGCATTCTTAATATTCATTATCTCATCTGAATTTTGTGCATTTTTTCTATAATAGAATAATGTTTTTGTTGCCGGTATCAACATTTCTGAATTTTTTCCATCACCAAATACTAATTCAATATGTCCATCAGGTGTGTTGTTTATTTCATATGCATATTTATGATGATGATTATTTAAATTTTCAACTTCATAATAAGTTCTAAGTAAATTATTTTGGGCATCAAATTGTTTAACAATAGTTGGATTATTGAAAATATTTTTTTCATAAACAACATATTTAAAATTTTTAACAGCTTTTTCAACAACAATGCTCCTAGTAAATGTTCCACCCTGAATTGAAGGTATATACATATAAACATTCTTATCTAGAATATTATTACCTTTATCATATCTAACTACAAATTCAAATCCTATTTCTGGTGTTGATGCATATAAATTTTCACTATTGTATGTAAGGGTATCTATAGTTTCTTCTGAATTAAAATATAATACTTCATCAAATTTTATATTTTGTAATTCAAACATTTTAGTACCACCGGCATAATCAATGTAAATGTTTGTGTTTGCTTCATATCTCATTTGAAATTTATCAATAAACATAGACCTTTCATAAAACTCAAAACTATCTTCAATCACTCTTTTCACTTTAATATTTTCAGTTAATGAAAAGTCTGTTAGTTTATCAAAAACATTATCCAAAGTATTCATAAATTCATCTGATTTAACAGTCTTAAAAATGTAATCTAATTTATATGGATAATATGAGCTGTAATCTGCTTCAATTGGTGAAAATACGATTTCTTGTGTTTTAGATAAAATATCACCTATTCCAGATTGTTTTTTGTTCTTTTTAAGAAGCCTAGTTCCTCCGGGTTCATCACTAACATCAATTTTCATAATAGATTGGGCAGGTTCTATTCTATTATATTTATATCCTAACATATCGGCTATTTTTATAATATTTTTTCTTTCTTTTGCAGATGATAGATAAACTTCATTCATATTAGTGTCCATTCTATATGCCATCATTTCTCCATAGAATGCAAATAATTCTATCAACATCATAACATAATCAGATCTGAAATAATCATTATAATTAGGGTATGTTCTTTCTATATAATCTTGAAGAGTTTGTCTAATTGAATGAAAATCATATTCTTCAAAGTCGTAATTCTCTATTAAATTTTGGAATTCTGTAGAAAGTTTTTTAACTTCCCTTTCAAAAGTCTTTACTGCCATGGTGACCTCTTTTTATCTTTATTTCCTTTATTTATTCCAATATTAGTATTTCAAAATAAAAAAACTTTTATTATGAGTATAATATTGATAAATAATGTTAATATTATTGAAGGAGATGTATTATATGAGCACTAACAAAACTGGTTGGAAACAAGGAAAATACACACCAAAAAACCCAGATAAATATAAAGGTACATTACCTATAGTTTTTAGGAGCAGTTGGGAAAGGAGAGTTTTTTTCTTTTTAGATAATCATCCATCAATTATAGAATGGGCTAGTGAGTCTATAATAATACCATACAAATGTCAAGTAGATGGAAAAAATCATAGATATTACATAGATGTTAATTTTATAATCAATACAAAAAGTGATGAACAAAAGAGATACTTAATCGAAATCAAACCTTTTGACCAAACAATACCCCCAGTAACTCCAAAGAAAAAAACACAAAAAGCTCTCAACAGATATAATCAACAGATATTAACTTTTCAAAAAAATCAAGACAAATGGGTTGCTGCTAGAGCATGGGCTAATAACAATGGTTACATTTTTGATATATGGACTGAAAAGACTTTAGGGTTGTAATTTAAAGGTATAAAAATAAAGGGTTTAAAAGAGATTTATTCACGATTTTTTGAACATAAAAAAAGCCAATGGGAGATAACCCAATGGCAAATTTTATAGTAAGGTTTCTTATTATAAAGAAACGTTTACTTTACCATAGTATGCATCTGCACCTAACATGTTATCAGCGATACCATATCTTGTACTTAACATTACTCTTGGCATAAATGAATTACCATCTAAAATAGTTGGAGATACTTCTAATGGAACATATGGCATATAAACAATACCAGTATCAGTTTCAGTATTACCTTTGTAACCCATCAAGATGTCATCAGATGTTCTGATAATATCAGTAAATACTTTGAATCTACCTTCAATAGTACCAGCTAAACCAATATTAGTTGGATCTACATAAGAACTTGTGCTTGGAGCAAAGTTGAAAGATTTTAAAGTTTGTAAGATTGTTAATACATTAGGATTAACGATCATCCAGTTAGCAGCACCTCTTCTAGTTCTAACAGCAATTTGGTTAGAAACTTCTAATACTTTTGTATATAATGCTTGATATTTTTCAGCCATAGAGTTAGTTCCAGAAACATTAGCATAATCATAGTTAGCAGTATAACCTACTTTACCTTCGATTGCGTTTAATAATTCTCTATCAATGTCATTTGCAATAGTTTGAGCTAAAGCAGTGATCATTTCTTTCTCAATGTTAATACCTAAAGACGCTTGTGCATCTTGAGCAGCTTCTAAAGACCATTGTGCAGCTAATTTTCTAGTTTTAGCAGTTACAGTAGTTTGGTTGAACTTTAATGTAGTTTCTTTGAATGGTTCAAATCCTTCATTATGAGTATTACCAGTTACTGGATTTACAATTGATCCTTTTTCAAAATCTTTTGTAGCTTTTTGTTGTGCATATTGATTAACACCAGCAACATAAGAAACTTCAGAACCAGCAGGATATGTAACAGTAGTACCATCAACAGTTGCAACTGGTGCATCTGGATCATTAGTAACTAATGCATTATATCTATTTTTTTCAGCTTCAGCAGTTGAAGCATCTCCTAAATCAACAGATGAATCAGATGCGTAAACATATTTTAAAGACATACAGATACCTGTTCTCTCTTTAAGTGGTTGAACACCTACTAATTGATCTGCAACAACATTTGTCATTACTCTTCTTGCCAAAGGCATGATTAATTTTGGAACTGATTTGATTGCTCCTGAGAAAGTAGCTTCATTTAAAGTTTCAGCGTATTTTGCTTCATTTTCTAAGATTACTCTCATTGAATCTTTTTTATGATCGCTTACACCTTCAAGTAATGATTCTACTAACATTTTTGGTTGTACGTTTGCCATTTTGTTATCTCCTTAAAAAGAACTTAGTGTTTTTATTATTTCATTTTTATTTATACTGATAATTAAAAAATTATCAATTTTTAAAGAAAAAACCCATATTTCTATGAATTTTTTATCTAAACCTTATTTAATACCTGCTAAAGCCATTAAATTTGCTAATTCATCAGAAGATTTAACTTCTGAATCACCTGAACTAATAGTTGTATTTACTGATTCAGTAATTACTTTTTCGTTAGTTTCTGTTTTTTTAGTAGAAACTTCTTTCTCTACCTCTTCAGCAATTTCCTTTTTAGAGAAACCCGAATTGAAAGCATCAACAACTGATTCCATTAAATCATCAATTTTAGTTTCTAATTTATCAGAATCCATGTTTTCAGCTAACTTCTCTAAAGCTTCTTTTTTATCAGATGTTAAAACTGAGCTTTTTGACTCAACAATAACTTTCTTTTTTAAGTCTTCGATTTCAATTTGAGACTCTTCTAATCTGTTATGTTCTTTCTTCAACATATCTTTATATTGTTCAACTTTAGCTTCAGCTTCTTTTTTCATTTCTAAAATTTCTTCTGCTACTTCAGAATCTACATCCCAATATTGTTTAACTAAACCTTTAACAGATTCTAATAATTCTCTACCTTGAGATTCTTTCATGATAGCTTCTTTATCAGCTTTTACTTCTGCTAATTCTTGTTCTAAGAAAATTTCAGTCGAAGTAACTAAGTTTTCTTTAATAGCCTCAATTTTTTCTTCAGCTTCAGTTGTCATTCTTTCTTCTGTTTCAGCAACTGCAGCATTTACTTTATCAGAAACAAAAGATGTTTTAGAAAATAATTCACCAACATCAGTTTCTAATAATTCTTCAACTTTTTCAGTTAATTCAGTAATTATTTCATCTTGACTATCAATATGAGCTTCTAATTCAGAAATGATTTCTCCATTAGACTCTGTTACTAATTCAAATGTATTATTGAATTTATCTTTTGCTAAATCAAAAGCAGCTTCATATTTTGCTTCTAATTCTTCACTTAAAGTTTTCTCTGCCGCTTCCATATCAGACTCAGTAACATTAACGAATGGTTTAGTTTCTAATTCCTCAACTTTTGTTTCTAACTCTTCTAAATCAGATTTAGTTGTTTCAACAGTTTCCTTTGCTTCAGCTAATTTTGACTTATATGACTCTTCTAAAGTTTTATAAGTTTCTTCAAATTTAGTTTTAGCAGTTTCAAAATTTTCTTTTGCTACTTCTTCAACTTCTGCTCTTACAGCTTCTTCTTTTGCTGTGAAAGCTTCTGTTAAAGCAGTTTCAATTGAAGATTTTACTTCATTTGTTAAAACATCATTTTCTAATAATGGTTTTAAGATTTCCTGCATCATTGTGTATCTCCTTAACAAGCTTATTTTATTTATTTATTTTTATTTATTACTGAATTCAAAAAGTTTCTGATTTCTTGCTCAAAATATTTTTGTGCTGTCTTATCTTCAACTACTGCTTCACTTAATGAAACAATTTTTGGGTCATTGTATATTACATCTAATGATTCTTGTAAACTATTTGGAAATGCTTCTGGAGCACTCGGTGTAGCAACAATATCAACCGTAATTAAATTAAATGACTCAACCATTGTAATACCTTCATTATAAGCTGTTGCACCACTACCTCTTGAAGAAACACCTAATTTGATTCCTTCTTTCAACAATGCTTTAACAATCTCACCTTTTGGTGTGTCAAGAACCTTACACTTACCAATAACATCATCACCTTCCCATCTTAACGACTCAATTACATGAGACACATTATTAAGATTTACAGTTAATGCTTCTGGGTGTTCTAATTCACCTAATACATTATAACCCTTTGCCATTTTATCATTCATCTTTTCTACAGCTTCAGTTAAAACACCTTTAGGATAAATTCTCCCATTACCATTTTTTTTCTCAGCTTGCATAAAGATACCTTCTAAATACCAATGTTTATCATCTTGTTTAGACTCTTTTAAGTTAGCAATAGATGGGTTTAAAGTTTCTATTAATAAATCTTTACTCATATTACTCTCCCTCTCCACAAACTTTAGTCTCAGATAACTCAGCTTTTAGGTTTTGTTCTTCTTCATTTGGATTTTTATAAGCATCTCCAAATAAATCTTTATTTGATACATATTTTTTACCAGCCATATACTCTGCTAATGAAGCTTTAAGTGCACCTTTTGCTCCATCAAAGTTTTCGTCTGCTATTGCATCAATCATATTTCTAACATTAGACATATGAAACTCCTTCTTTTTTTATTTTTTTCGCGAAAAAATAACTAATTCATTTAGTTTAAACTAGCATTTCAAATGTATTTATTCATCAAAATAGAAAGATTGAGTTTTTTACTTATTTTTAAGCGGAATTATAGGAATTAATGTATGTTTATTAATAATTTATGATTTTATTTAGTGATTTAAGTTTAGAGAGAAAATAACATTGTGGGGTTGCCCACAATGTATAAATGTTAAGTAACTATTAAGCTGGTGAACCTGTTGGTGCATTTTTTGCTGCAGAACCATCTTTTTCAGTTACAACGCCCGGACCATATATAAATTTAGGTAATGTCCAAGTAGTGAAGTTAGAATATCTAATACCTAAGTTTACTGTTCCTGTACCTGCATCATCAGAATAATCTAATGAACCAAAATCACAAGTCATAACAACACATTTATTATAATACCATGCACCTAATGGTGTTCCATCACCTGCTAATTCTTCTGCTGTCATATTAAAGAAATATGCTGCACCAGATTTTGCATGTAAATTTGTATCAAAGTTAGCTTGTTTCTGTAGTTGTGTTTGTGCAGCTTTTGTAACTGCTCCATCTAATGAATCATCTAACTCAACTGTTGCTTGATCTTGAGTTTTTCTACCTGCAAAATAAACTTTTGAGTTTAACTTTGGAACTTCTACCTCTGCAAATGTTACATTTGGTTTAGTAATAGTTTTTACGTGGTGTCCAACTTGTGTAAATACACCAAATTTTACTCTAAATCTGTGAATTAATTTTATTTCCACATCTTCAGCTATATGTTGCTTTACATCACCCACACTAAATGCTTCCGAACCAAATGTTGTATCTGTTGCTTTAGACCCTAAAAATGGATCTGCATCACCAGAACCAAGTTTAGTTAATGTTGTATCATCTCCATCATACCATGCCATGTTATATTTCCTCCTAATGGAATTTTCTTATTCTTTTTAATTATTTATGTTAAAATCTTTTTTTACCACATTTTAAGATTACATCAAGTTATTGTTATCTTTATATTTTTGCCATTTTACTAATTGTGTCATGTTTTCTTGAATTTCTTCTTCCGACCACCCCAATACTTTCTTCTGTAAAAATGTAGGAGCAAACTGTTCCAAAGGGAATCCAGTAAATACTGATTGTCTTTGAATCATTTTCTCTAACTCTTGGTTTTCAGCTACATTAATAGATTCTTTCCATTTCATATCTAACTGGTCTTCAGTTATATTTATACCCCTTTCATTTAAAAAGTCTAGAAACAAAATTTTAAAATCCCATAGGAATTGTTCCCTTATTTCTGTCAACCATTTACCAAATCTAGCTTCTTCTGCTAAAGCACTACCAACTTTACCATCATTCCATGTTGGTGGATTCTCACTATTAAAGTATGATGATGGAACTCTCATTCCAGCAATCAATTTCTTATAAAAATAGTGAACATCTGCTATTTCGCCTAAATTTGACGCTCCAGGTAATGTCTCGACTCTTGAACCTCTACCATCTGCTCTTTGAGCAAAGAAATAATCTTCTTGCATTGATAATGGATTGAATGATGAAGCAATACCTAAATCCTTATTTTCTTGTGTAGCTGCAGTTCTTCTTCTCTTAATCTCATCTTTAGTTTGTGATACAACTTTTTCTGCAATTTTTGCAGGTGCTTTACCAACATCAATATAAAAAACCCTTCTCTCAGGTGCTCTTACTATTCTATAGATAATCAACGAATCTTCTAATAAAGATACTTTTTTCCAGTAAGGGAAAATAGATTCTAAATATGATTCTCCAAAAGGAAAAAACTTTGAATTCTGACCTCTATTCATAAATCTTACCATAGATTTTCTAGGAATAACATAAAATTCCTCACCCTCATTTGAAGCTATTGCTGCCATTTTCTGTTCAGATGCTTTTTCTAAATTTTGAAATTTTAAAAATGCTAAATAGCTACCCATATGAGCCTCATCAATTTTACTTTTAGCAATATAATAATTAAGAGGTTCAATTCCAACTTCATCATATTCAATAAAATCAATATCTTTATTTTCAATTCTTCTTAACCCAGCCATCTTTTTATTAGTATCCCTCACTACAAAATAAAATGAGTCTCCATATTTCAGAGATTGTCTGACAGCAAATGGTAAAATCTCTTTAAGTTTTAGTTTATCAGTAAATTGACTAACTGCTTTTGTTATGATATTTTCTGGTACTTTACCATCAGTTCCAATTAAGAATGGGGTATTCATCAATGCATCAAATACAAATATCTCTGTAGAAATAATATCTAATGCTAGATGTATTTCAGGGTATCTATCCATTTCTTCATATGTTTCATATCTTTCTAATCTTTTACCACTTTGTTCAACAAATTGAGTAAATGCTTCCATATATGACATCCACATTGGAGTAGCACTTTCATTCATTTGTGAACCATATCCATTTCCAGATTCACCTAGATAATGATTTAAGTTTTCATTAAGTAATTCCATGTATTAACCTTTTTGTCTATATTTACTTTATTTATACTTTTTAATGTATAGATCTTGAACCTTTCATATCTTTTACATTTTGTACTGTTTTTGCATTAGCATCATTTTTGAGTGCTTTGTTACCTTGTTGTACTCTTTGACCTAAATGGTTCGCAACCTGTTTCATTGTTGCTTCAATAGAGGTTAGTTTATCAACAACTGGATCTTGTTTACCACCACCAGAAACATTTGTTGTATTGTTTGTGGTATTGTTACTATTTGTTGTACTATTTGAACTTTTTGTTGAATTAATAGTTGCAGCTGATTTAACACCACCCATAGCTTTAACTCCAGATGTTCCTGCAGCTACTACTGGATTTGATGATATAGCTTTATCCAACTTATTAGTAACATCACTAGGAACAACTAATTCATTAGCATGTACAACTCCTGCAGCACCGGCCATGCCAGTCAATCTTTCTAATAATGGGTCTGATTTTGTTGGTGTTCTACCACCATCATTAAATCCTAAGAATCCACCAATAGACTTACCAACAGATGATACAGTATCCATAACTCCACCACCTTTGTCTCCGCCACCAAATAATCCACCTAATGCACCAGATAGACTTTTTCCAATATCACCAATAGCGCTTCCTAATGAACCACCTTCACCAGTAATTGCTTCAAATGCTTTACCTAATGAACCAGTACCACCAGAGGCAAATTTATTAAGTGTTCCACCTAATCCTTCTTCACCAGTAAGTTTAGTAAATGCTCCACCAATTCCTTCTTCACCAGTGAATTTGTTGAATACTCCACCTAATCCTTCTTCACCAACGAATTTATTAAATACTCCGCCTAATCCTTCTTCACCAGTAAGTTTACTAAATGTTCCAGTTAGGTTTTGTTGTAATGGTCCGAGCAACTGCTCTTTCACCGTACCACCAACATTTTTAAGAGCATCACCAATAGATGTATCACCGCTTAAAACCCCTTGTAAATTAGTAGTTATAGAGGCACCAGTTGTCCCTAACTTATCAGTTACACTTTTAAGTGATTCTGTTATTTTTCCAGGTAGTTGTCCAACAATTGTTTGGCCCACATTTTTAAGTGCATCCATTGGTTTAACATCACCACTTAACACACCAGATACATTATCTTTTATAGATCCACCTACTTTTCCAGCTGCACCTAATGCACTATTAACCATACCACCAACTTTACCAATACCATCTTTAATAGTACCAGGCAATAGATTTGTAACTGTTGCACCTAAATTTCCTAATGCATCTTTCGCAGTTCCACCAATATTTGTTAAAGCATCAGAAATATTCATATCACCTTTTAAAACTCCAGTAATACCATTAACAACGCTTTTTCCTATATCCATACCACCACCTAAGTATGCTCCACCTACTGCAGCTGCTCCACCTACAACTTTACCAGCAACACCTCCAGTAGCATCGTTTAACTTTTTAGCCATAGATTTTAATGCATCAACCATAGTTGTTGCTTGTTTATCATCTATACCATCTTTAGTTTGTTTTTTAACAGTCTCATCTGCAATTTTTCTTTGTTCTTTTATAGCTGTTTTTTGTGCATCTTTGGCTTTTGTTTCAACCATATTATTAATAGCATCACTATGTTTTGGAGCATTATTCATAATATTCATGCTATCTATTTTACTTTTGTCTACAGTAGTTGTTCCTAAATTCATGCCATTTGATATAGATAATCTTTCTCCATGACTACCATTTGCAGCACCTGAAACTGAATCAGACATTTGAGTAACAATAGATTTTGGTGATGAATCATCACTTTTTTGTGATTCTTTCAATTTGGTTACACTCATAGTATTTGTTGAATTAGTCGAAGTAATAGCATCTGTAGATGATACCGCTGAACTCAGATTATCAACCATATTGTTAATAAATTTGCTTGTTTGTTTATTAATACTTTTAAATATATCAGATGTTGATGTAACTACATTATTCAATGTTTTAGTTACTATTGATGTTTTATCTGATGTTTCATCATTTTCTTTTGTTAGTTTATTATCACTTTCAGATGATTTGGTTGTTGATGTGGAAATATTTTTTATATTTGTCGATACAGTATTATCTACAGTAGCTACCTTTTCTGCAGAAGATGGAATTTTACCTATATCTGGAGAAACACTTTGAGTAGCATTACTACTACCTTTTATTTTTGATAAGAAACCTTGAATCATATCAGAACTAAATACAAATTCATCAGGACCAACAGTTCCGGCTACTTCTTTTTCATCAGATGTAAATAATCCTGTTATTGCTGAAGCAAATTTATCACCTATTCCACCGGTTGAACCACCTTCTGCATGTTGTTCAACTTTTTCGGGTTTAACAACAACATCACCACCACCAGCATTTCTATCATTAAGAATTTTAGCAAGTTGTTCAATATTAGTATTATCAATAGTATCAGAGGCAATAAGTGCTTTAATTTCTTTATCAGATAATCCTGACGCCATAGTTGAAATTTCTTTTTCACTCTTTTCTTTTTGAGCACCAAACATATTAGTTTCAAAACCTAATTTCTTATATAAATCTGCACCTAATTTTTTTTGGTCATCTGTAGCATTTTCTTGTAATTTATCAGTAGTTTCATCTTCCTTACTATCTGCAAATGGATTTAATGATTTTATATAATCAATAGCTTTATTAACAGGTATCATGATAACATCTGTAATACTATTCCATATTTTAGATAAAGCTGCTTTAGCATCTACCCATGCTTGACTCATTGCATCAGTAAATGACATATCAGTAGTAATCCATGAAATAAGACCTTTAAATGGAGCTGTTACTAAATCTATAAAACCATCAAATACACCCAATATATTATCTTTAACAAGAGTGAATGAACCAAGTAAATCAGTCCCAAATATACTATCAATAAATGTTACAATACCTTTAAATGGTGCAGTAATAATATCCAAGAAGCCAGTAAAAATTTCTGTAACACCAGTAACCATATCACTAAAAATTCCTTTAACCATTTGACCTAGTGTTAATTCACCATCAATCCAGGCCATAACTCTTTTGAAAGGAGAAGTAATAATATCCCAATAACCACCAACAATATTCATAACACCATCAGATATACTTGTGAAGTACCCTTTTACACCATCAACCAAACCACCTAAAACAGTTGAAAATGACCCTAATAAATTTGTTCCAAACATAGTATCTATAAATGAAAGTATACCTTTAAATGGTGCTGTTACTATATCTATAAAACCACCAAATATATTAGTAACACCATTTATAACAGAATCAAATATACCCAAAACCATTTCTTTAAATGTAAATTTTCCATCAATAAAACCCATGATTAAATCAAATGGTTTAGTAACCATATCTGTTAAACCATCCCAAATTGAAAAAGCACCTTTAATAGCACTATCAAATATTGTTGAGAAATAGTTACTTACAGCCTCAATTGGTTTCATTATATCAACACCAAAACCAGCAAACAATTTTTTAATACTTTCAAATGGTGACATAACAAAATCAACCAATCCACCAAAGAAATCACTAATGTATTTACCAAAATTTGTTACACTAGTGGTAATATCCGTACCAAATATTTTATCAATAAATCCAGTGACCAATGTTATTGGTGATAATATTAAGTCTACAAATCCACTCATAATGGTTTTAACACCTTCACCAATTTTTGATAAATCTCCTGAGAATATACCAGTTAATATTTGGAAGAATCCTCTTATATACTTAAATATACCTGAGAAAACTTGAACAGCAACATCAAATACTGGTGATAAAACATTGAAAATTTTTCCTACAACAGACATAATAACCTTACCAATAGCTGCTAATGATGCACCGAGTTCAGAAAAAGTTTCCGTTAATCCAAGTTCATCCATTTTTTTACCAATCCATGAAAATGCATCAGCAGTTTTATGAGCCATTTCATTACCATCTAACATACCAAATGATAATGCTTCTAATGCACCACCAACAGCTGATGCAGATTTTTGTGCTAATGAAGCTGATGGAACTATAGCATTACCCAAATCATCAACATATTTAGTACCATCCCACATCGCTTTACCCGTTTTAGATAGTGATTCTGCCATTTTTAAACCATCAGCTGTATTTTCTTTTAATAAATCTCCTTGTGATTTTATAGCTTCACCATTTTCATCAACCCATTGTTTTTTCTTTTCATCCCATTTTGCATTTACATTAATTGATTTAGCTAAATTTTCAGAATATTTTGTATTTTTAGTTAATGCATCACCAGTATCATTAAGAGAATTACCAAACCATTTATTAGCTTTTCCCCAACCTTCCATACCACCTTGGAATGCTTTCAGTGCTACACCAGCTAAGGCTGCTGGTCCAACCAAACCTTTAAGACCTTCACCAACAGATGAAAATAATCCTTTCTTTATAGCTTTTCCGCTCTTATCTTTTTTTACGTTTCCATCTGAGTCTTTCTCAAATTTACTAAACATTGTTTCATTAACAACATCATTTCCATCAGAATCTTTAGTTATGGTAGCTCCACCACCAATATTTTGTAATTTACTACTGATACCTTGCCACATACCTTTTGCACCTTTAGAGACAGTATCCCACATACCTTTTGCACCTGATTTAACACTATCCCATAATCCTGATGCTTTATCTGTAAATCCAGAAAAACCATTCTTTATTCCATCCCATAATTTCTTTGGTGCTTTTAGAATAGACATTCCAGCATTGGCAAGTTTTGCTCCACCTTTTATCATCAAACTACTTGCTTTCCAAGCAGCTTTCATACCTTGTCCGGCAATACTAAATGTTTTACCAAGAAGAGACATACCATTTTTTATACCAGAAATTATTAATTTGGGTGCTGCTAGAATACCTTTTGCGATACCTTTAGTAATAGTGAATGCTGCTCCACCAATAGTATTTGCTATACCCATAATACCTTTTCCTAAAAATCCTAATGGTCCTTTTATCATCCATAATAATTTAGCTGCAAATACACTACCTAGAATAGCACCTATTAGTTGAAAATTATCTTTTACCCAATCAAGAGCATCATGTAAAGCTGGTAAAACACTATTAACTAATGACATAACACCTCTTTCCATAGCCTGATTTGCTTCAATAACTAATCTAGCTGCCTTATCATGATCATTTTCCAATTGTGTACTTTTACCTTTAGTCTGATTTTTCGCTAATGTTCCATCCTCATCTGCTTTTTTAAATTTAGCATTATCTATAGTTTTAGCACCTGCTATCTTTGTTGTTCCCTTTCCAGATTCCCTACCATCTTTAATTTGTTTAGCTAATGCTGGACCAATTGTTGAAGCAAAAGCTGTAGTGTCTATTTTTTCTATTTCAGCAGATGTAACTTTTTTTTCTTTTAATAATTTTATAAGTTCCTCAGATGATTTACCATCTGTATCTTTGATTCCCATTTTTTGAGCTTTACTTGCTAATAAACTCTGTTTTGTATTTTTATATTGTTCAAGTTTTTTTGGATCATCTTTTGCTGCTTTTGCAATCTGAGTTTCTTTTAATGCTTTGAGCATTTTTGCCGAATCTTTTACATTTTTTGGACCTTGCATACCAATAAGTTTATTTATTTCTATCATGGCAGTGTTACCAACCAATCTTTGTGCAGATTCAACCTTTCCTTGTTTTTCCATTTTATTAATTTGTTTAACAGACATGGTGTTAAGTGCATTGGCTACATCCTGATCACCCTCAAGTCCAATATTCGATGCTAAATGAATTTTAGTTTGTATACCTTGTAACTCAGTTTGTAATGCTTTATTTTGTGGATCTTTTTTAAGTTTTGCATTAATCTCTTTCTTTCTTTGTTGTAAATCTTGTACAGTAATATTCTCTGCTTCTGTCATGGCTACAGATAATTTTTCCAATAGTTTTTGATCTTCTGGTGTTAATGCTTTGAAATCCATTGTAGATGCTCTAGCATATAAAGCATTAACATCTTTTTTACTCAGATGTAATTCTTTTCTTGTTTCATCTATCTTTTCCGCACCTTTACCACCAAGACCTTTTATTTGTATCATCTTATTTGCTTGGTTTCTAACATTCTCCTTACTTGAAATAGCCTCTGCTGCTTTTTTTGTAATTCTTTCTGCAGCATCCTGACCATATACTTTGGATAATCCAGCAAATTCATCTTTCATAACTTTTTGGATCTCTGCAGCTGTATCTTTATCCAATCCTTTTGTTAATATTTCTGTATTCTCAGCTAATCTTTTTATTTGATCCAATGCTAACTTATTGCTTATACCTAAAGTAGCAGCCAACGAGTTAGTTTGTGCTGATAATTCTGCCATCATTCCATCAGCACTGTTTGAACCTAATACATGTCTTAATGAATCTAAAGAATCTAACATTTGAGCAGCATTTTCTTTACCATTCATTCTTTCATACATTCTTTGTTTGATAGCCAATCTTTCCATTTTTTTTGAATTGTTTGTTAATGACATACCTAAATTTTTAGACATTGTTTCAGACATAGCTTTAAGTTGATCTGGTGGTAGAAGGGTATTTAATTCCATTCCTCTAAGTGATTCAACAAATTCTTCACCTTGTCCCATATCTCTAGCAATATCTAATTTTTCATAAAAACCTTTTATTGCTGTAGTTGCAAGCGTCATAGCTCCCAAAAACATACCAAGAACACCACCAGTCATCAATACAGTTTGTTGTAAACCTGAAAAATTACTTGAAAGGGTACTAGTGTGGGCACCTAAAGCCCCACCTGCTGAACCTAATGCATCTGTTAATCCACCTACAGCTTGATTAGCTTCACTAAGTGCTGTTGAAAATCCTGTTGAACCTTGAACTATTCTGCCAAATGCTCCAATTGTTTCTTTTGAAGCTTTAGCCATTTTTTGTTGATTTTTTATTTCTTGTTTGTTAGTTGCTCCATTAATTTTTCCTGCTTGATCTGATTTCATCTGTGTCTTATCAAGTCCTTGTACACTTGATAGTATTTTTTCTGCAGTTTGTGATTTTTTAGTAAGCAGTTCCATCTCTGCTCTTATTCTTTTTTGTTCTTCTAAATCATCATCAGAAGTTTTATTAAGTTCTTCTTGTAACTTTATTTTCTGTGCATCAGCTTCTTCTATTTCTGCATACGCCTTTTCAGCTATATCACCAGCATGTGCATAAGCAGCATCTTTGTCTGTTATTTCAATGGTTTTACCATCATCAGAAATATTAAATACATTTTCTGTTTCACTTCTGAAACCTTCACTAACACTATCAAAAGACATACCTATTTCGGCATCAAAAACATTTTCAACCTGATTAGAAGATGGAGTATTATCAGATTTTTTCTGAATTTCATTGACTACATCATCAACAAAGTCCTTTATATTTATATTTTGTGTTGATGTATCTCTTTCATTAAATTTGTCATATAATTCTTTTGATTGTTCATCAGTTATTTTTTCAAGAATTTTTTTAACAAAACCAACTTTATCACTAACTTTATTAGCACCTAATAGAGTACCAATTTCATCAGAAATAGTTTTTGTTGTTTCTGCATTATCATCAATTTTTTGAGTTAATATTTCTTTTAGAATATCAGCATCAGAACTAATATCTAATGTTTCTGCTTTTTGAGCCTTAGCTAATTCTTGTATTTTAGAAAATAATCCCTTATATTCTGCGGCCATAATTTCTGGTGTTGCTGTACCCTGCTTATCATTATAATTACTCATCATTTGATCCTATTTTAGTCAATTTCTAATATTGAGATGATGTCATTTTCCGATATTAAACTTTTTTCATATTCAATAAAATCAGGATACAATTTTAAAATTCTCTTTATATTTAATTCATTCCATCTTTTAGTATTTCTAATATTGATATTCATATTTCTCTTATCAGCAAATACCTCAAAAGGTAGTTCTATAAAATGTGTAGAATTGTAATAAAACTTAATATAAGTTGCATCCATAGCACAACCATTATCAGCCTTTTTCTTAGCAGCATCCATAATAGCAATAATTTTTTTAACTCTTTTAAGGTATACAAATTTATAATATGATGAGTATGAAGTATGTCCTCTATAATAGTATTTTGCTAACATTATAAATTCAGCTTTTTTCATTTTAACTTCAATAAGACATTTTTTAATATCAATAATCTTACCATCTTCATTTCTTTGAGCATCAAATCCTGTCATATGTTTTAATTTATTAAATATACCCATAATAATATTCCTTAAAAATAGTTTCTTTATTCTATTTATTCAAAAAATTGTGTTTTTTATATTAAGAAGTTATTTTTTAATCTTTATATTTCTTCTATCAATTTCAAGATAGGTTTTCCATCTAGAATGATTAATTTTTTCTATAACCTTTATCTCTTCTGCTTTATAATTTCTGAATGCAACACCTAAATTAGGAATAATAGTATTAACCATATCCATAGTTAAAATAGGTGGTTTATCTGTTACTATCCTAGGTTTGTTAAGTTGTAGGATTCTATCAATAAAATAAGTTCTAAATTGAGGAACAAAATAATGCAAATTGATAGCTTGGAAATTCTGATGGGTATTATCATAAGTATTTAGAAATAAAGCCAACGGAAACGGATCATGTTGATAATTTTTATATTTGATTTGGTACATAGACCCTAAATATATTCCTCTTACTTGTTTAAGTTGATCTGTTTTCCATATTTCACTATCTTTATAATCAGTAACAATATCCAGCATATTATCAATCAACAGTTTTTCATTATTCTTAAATCTTCTTTTGACTAATTCGTATTCTTTAAGGTCATATTTTGTAGTATATGAGAAATATTCCATAAACTGATCTCTCAACTCTGATGTCATATTTTTAAGGAATTTAAAGTGCAGGGGTAGAGTTTTATCTTCTGTGTTGAGTAATCTATCAAAAAGTTTTTTTAATTTGGGGTCTAATTTGGGTTTTACTCTCACAATCATAACAAATTCTCCTTTGTTTTATTTATTGTAGAGTTTGAAGAAAGGTTGAGAGAGAAATTCTCTCTCAGAAAGAAAAAGTTAGGATTATTTCATTCCTGCTTTTTTCTTCATATCTTTTGCTTTTAATTTCATACCTCTCATTCTCATTCTTTTAATTATTCCTGGAACTAAAACATATTGAATATATTCTTTGGAAAGTGGTTTACCAGTAGCTTTTTTTGATGCTTTAGCAGCATTTTTAACATGCTTAGCTAAGTCACCAGAAATTTTATCCATAGCAAAATCTTTTGCTTTTCCCCCACCAGGCATTTCATTTTTAGCAAAGTAAGCTTTAGCTTTTTTAGCTTTCTCTTGTTTACATTTCATATCACTTGGTTTACATATTTCCATTTTTGCTTCAACTATTGTTGTAGCTTCTTTAGCTTTTCTCATTAAATCTGCACCAGCTTCATCTTCTGATTCTGCTAAAATTTCTTCATTAACTTGTGCCATTTCTTCTAATAAATCTTCTGTATCAGCATAATCATTTAAGAATTCAGCTAAAGTTTCTGTTTCATAATCTTCAGAATCTAAATCTATTACACCTTCAGAAATAGCTGTTTCCAATTTTGTAGAAATTTCTTCTACTAATTCAACTAAATTCATATCAGTTGCATCATCAGAAATATCTAAATCTTTTGCTTCAGAAACAATATCGAATACCATCTCAGCAGGTAATGCTTCAACAGCTTCTTCACCTAACATTTCTGTTAAAGTATTAGTTACAATTGATAATAATGTCACAGATGCTGTTTCTGTTTCATCATCTAACTCAGCAATCTCAATTTCTCCAGCAGCTTCGATAGCTTCAGCAATAAATGTTTCTATATCAGTTGGGTTTTTTCTAGCTGACTCTAAAATAGTCTCTAAAACAGTACCACAATCAACTGACTCAGCAATTACTGTTGCATTATCATCTGTGTGAGCATCAACAAACTCAATTAAATAATCCATATGGTGTACTGTATCAAATTCAATATCTGCACCCTCTTCTAAAATTGTTTCTAACAATTCTAATTTTGCTTCAGATAAAGTATCTAATTTACTTTCAATACTCTCTACTGTCTCTACGATTTCAACAAATTTCATTATCATTCTCCTTGGGATTTACATTTTTCTTTATTTTATTTATAAAGAATTAACCTTTATTTTTTATTTATTTATACAAATTTCAGAATTCTGTCTTTTTTTAATATAAATATTTCATATATTAATTGTATAATAAGTACTAAAATTAATTCAGGAGAGATATATGAGTAATTATAATCCATTATTACAGTCAAAAGAACCAACATATTACGAAATGAAATTACCATCTAAAGGTATTCCATACGCCCAAGATGGTGTATTAGATGATATTTTTGAGCAAGGTGCTCTTTCATCTGATGGTATGGTTCAAGTTAGAGCCTTAACAACTAAAGATGAACTTATTTGGACAGATCAAAAATTAGTTGAAGAACTAAAAGCACCAATGATTGTTTTAAAAAATACAATATTGGGTTTAAAAAAACCAGAACTGTTAATTAGAGCCGATGTTGAAGCTATGTTATTACAAGCAAGGGTTTTAACTTATGGTAAAATGACAAAAGTTAGTTGGACATGTTCTGAGTGCAACCATGAAAATGAATTAAATGTTGATTACACTAAATTACCAATAAAAATGTTAAATAGCTTTGATGAACTTATGTTAAAATTTAAGAACTTTGAAATATATATGATTCCAATAATTTTTAAAGAAGCGGTTGAAATTCAAAAAGCAAATGACAATGATGTTGCAGAACAGTTAGACAAGATTGTTAGTTGTATTCAAAGAGTTGATGTTGAAACTGATGATGGTAAACAATCAGTTACAGATAAAAGATTTATTGCACAATGGGTGGAACAAGTAAATCCAAAAGATTTTAAATTTATCATAGATCACTTTACAGAAGTAAATAAGATTGGTACTGTTATGGATTTAGATGTAAAATGTGCTAATTGTGGATTCAAAGAGAAAACTGATGTTGTGGTAGACATTACTAATTTTTTCTCAGAAGAGGACTGAAGAACTTTACAGCAAAAGATGTAGTTCCAGTCCTCGAGTCACTAAAAAATCAAAATGATAATATTTTATTTGAAATATGGGCATTGAATTATCATATGAATACACAAAGAAGCGAAACTATGATGATGACACCAAATGAAAGAAAATTTTGGATCGAAGAATTAATTAAACAAAGAGAAAAAGAAAGTGAAGAAATTAAGAAGTCTTCAAAGTAAAGTCAATAAAAAAGGTGAGTTAAACTCACCTTTTTTTCATATTAGAATTTTGTTATTCACAAGAAATCGGAATTATTAAATGTTCCATATAAGGACTTGGTTTAATTCTAACTAATGCATTTAACTTAGATTGTGCTAATACGATTGGTGGGTTAAATTCCGCACTTACATTCGCTTCAGCTTCAGATAAACACTCATTTGCTATATATGTATTTAAATATGATTGAAAATCACCTTGAATTGTATTCCATAAACTTGGAACAGATAAATCAAATAAGTAATTTTTACCAGATAAAGTTAAATCTCTTACAATTTGTTCAATCATAATCATTGTACCAACTTTTTGCATTGGAGATGTTTTAGCATATGTAGTCTTTTGACCCATAACACAAATACCAGTAGTTAAACCTTTGACAATTGGATTGATACCCATACCATATAATCTATCTCTCATTACTTGTGATAATTTAATATCTTTTGATACTGCAACAGCATCAAAAATCATACCTCTTGTTGTTCCTGCTGGAGCATCACAGATTTTACCATTCCTTTGAGTTAATGCCATAGATTGTAATGCTGAACCACTTGGTGGAACTGGAACTACTTTCTTAGTATAAGTATCTAATTTCATTAACCATGGGAAATAAATTGATTCAAATTTAGAATTATGATTACCACTTGTTCTCCAATTAACTGCTGCTGGAGCAATTAAATCAGGTGTGTCAATAATACAATGGAAATCTCTTCTGTTTTCTGCCATAGAAACCATTTCACCACTTACCATACCAAATTGTGAGAAATAAGGACAAGCTAATGCTTTATATGCAAATTCTTCAAAGTTGAATACAGCCCATACACCAGTTTGATGTGCAACTGAACCAGCAATGTAAGGAGCTAATTTTTGATCATTATTATAATCTTTATCAGTAAACATATCAGCACCACCCATTAATGGCATAGGTTGTTCAGCACCTGTATCAGGATCAACATCATTAACTGGATAAGTATTAGATACTGCTACTTCTACTGGTGTACCAATATAAATTTTAGCATTTTTAAATGTTAATTGATCAGCTTTAAATGATTGAGAAACACCATTTTCAACTTCTACTAATTCAGCACCTCTTTCTTCAAATATATGAATAGTAACTTCATCAACACCTGGATCATAATCAACAGATACTTGATATTTATTACCCCATTCACCTGGAGACCATGCATCTACTCTATATGCTTGGTTCGCTACATCTTTTTTAATGTTATTCATTTTTTCAATGATTTCTGCTAATTTTTCCATTGCATTTGCAAATTGAACTGTAACATTATAATATCTACCTGTTCCATCAATAGCAGGTAAAGATTCAGGTCCATCATCAACTTGAGGACAATCTTTTTTATACAACTCTTGTAATAAGAATTTATCTTCATCAATATTTAAGTAGTAATTATGTGTATTTACATCTCCACCTAATGGCATAACAAATTCTCTAATATCACCAACTCTTACATCAATTTCAACACCATCATTATCTCTTAGTGTTACTGTTGCATCATCTCCAACATTTGGATTACTTACTACTGGCTCAGCAGTTGCAAATGCTACAGAACCTTTAACAGTATCTACATTGTTATATGTTCCCCAATCAACTAATTTATCTTGGTAAACAACTTCTTTTTTTATACCATTGGTAGTTAATCCACCAATTACTAAAATGTTATTATCTTTGTTATATTTTTGTACATTTACTGGTAATTGAACATACTCATTTTTAGCCATAGTATATAAATCAGATTCAGCTCTAAATTCTCTTCTAGCAGCATCATATTTTTTAAATCCAGCTAAGTTGAAGATTGGTGCCCATGCAGTTTCAATAGCATTTGAACCACCAGCAAAGTTTACTTGTGCTTTTAATTTTTCAATTACAATAGTTGATGTGAAAGGTTCTCTTTCAAAAATAAACATAAAATCTTCAGTTTCATTCATTTTAACAATTTCATTAACTTGTTTAATACAAGAATCAGATACTGCATCATATAAATATTCACCAAAATGGTTTACTTGATCTACATCATCAATTGCTGAATAAACTCTTTGAGTTGCAAAATCAACATTAAATCTGTTTTTTCCTGGAATAGGAATATACTCTGGGAATGGAGTAGTTTCAGTTTCTGCCCACTCATCTGGAGTTAATGGATTTTTCATTTCAATTAAGATTTGCATTGTTACAACACCATCAAAATTGATAGGGTTAATATCTTGGAATACAATTCTAAATGAGTTATAAAATTCACCAGAATTTTTGCTTCTAATTGTCATTAATGGTTTACCATCTCTAGCTTTGATTGTTGTTTCAGCAAAGCCCGGAGTATCCGCACCAGCTCTAACAATCCAAGCACTTGAACCTTGTTTAAAAAATTCGTATGCTGCGAACATACCATATTGTTTTTTACTTAAATCTGCTTCACCAAAAATTTGTAATGCCTCACTAGCAGAACCACATAAATATGGTTGGTTTACTGGACCTTTGCTTGCGAATGTTACAATAGTTGGAATAAAGCTCGAACCACCACCTACAAATGATGGTGAATTGTCGATTAGTTTTGTTTCTACACCTACTAACATTATATTTCTCCTTATAGTTAAAGATTGTTTTTTTATTTTCAATTTTATTTATAAGTATAATGTAAAAATATGTGTTTTTTGAAAAAGTGTTTTTTTGAAAAAAAGTTTGTTAGTATAAATATTAATTTTTTTGAATATAAAAATACACCAACCAATGAATTGATGGGTGTATTAAATTATACTTTTAGTGGAATTTTATTAAGAAATTGTTAATTCGGTTGCTTGATTAACATCAAACCCTTGAATAGCAGAAATCATATATCTTATTTTTGTTGTTTCAGTAGCAACAATTTTAATTGTATTAGCATCAATAATTTGAATCGGTAATACATCATAATACCAATTACTATCTTCCTCTCTTTGAACTTTGACATCAACAAATACTGTACCTAAGTTATGAGTTATTACAAATTCTGTTCCAGCAGATGGTGTTTCACCAACTCTTGCAGAATTCATACCATCAAATTTAACAGTATCTATTTCTTGAACAATTTGATCAATTGTATCATCTAGCTTTCCGGCATCAATTTTAAATGCATATTCTGATGCTTCACCATCTGTTGCTCCTGCACCAATTGCATTAGCATAATTAGTTCCAATCTCACCATCGTAACCAACCCAACCAGAACCAGACAAACCATTAACTTGTCTACCTAATGTATATTCATCAATGATTTGGTGTAATTCATAAGCAGGTGTTGCAGCTTCATAATTCCATATAGAAATATTTGCTGTTCCTTCTTTTAAAGTTTCAGTTGTAGTAGTATCAGTTGACTCTAACCATTTAATTAAATCTAAAATACCTTCACTACCTCTATTAATAGCGATACCTGCATCATGATCTACATCTGTACCATCAACAATTGCAGATGCTAACCTAGGATCAACTGTATCATCTAAATTACTATTCAATACAACTACATTATCTGCGATTACCATACTTTCAGAGGCAACATCAACCTTAGTAGTTTGACCACCTACAGTTAAATCACCAGTTACAACCATATTACCATCAACTGTTGCATTACCTGTTACAGTAGTTTCAGCATATGTAACATTTAATGCGTTATTAGTATTATCTGCAACTATTTTATCATTTGTCCCATCTGTTAATTTTAATGTATTTGATACATTAAAAGTTGTATCAGTTGCATTTAATGTTGTTGATGTAGTATTAGCAGTTACAGTAGCATAACTCAATGTTACACTATCACTACTGTTATCAATAATAAATTTATCAGAAACACCATCATTTATAACTACAGAGTTTGATGATGTAAACTTTACATCCTGACCTAATGTGTTTATAGTATTATAATTTAAATCAAATGAATTAGCTGTATTATCTGCAACAATTTTATCATTTGTCCCATCTGTCACCGATACTTTACCAATAACATTTGTTGTGATATTATCACTTGTTACTTGCACAGCGATAGAATTATCAATAGTTAAAATTTTACTTGTAGAATCAATAACTAATTGTTCGCTTCCATCTGTATTTAATACTTTAACAGTATCTTTAAAATCAACTTTTGAATCAACTGTTTGAGGTCTTAAATCTGTTTTAGATAAAAATTCATCTACAAAATTTTCACCATCTCCACCTAAACCTATATTAGCAAATTTAAATGTTCCTGATTCAGTATTAAACCAAACTCTACCAGTTTCTGGTACGATTGGTGTTGCATTTCCCAAATCTGAGAACACTTTTTCATTTGTTAAGTTTACTTTTTCTACAACTGCATTTTCAATGTGTGAATTATTTGCAATTATTGGATTATGTAATTTACTTTTAATCATGTTAATATCCTTTCCCCTAGATTATATTTTTATTTATTTATTCAATTTATTATTATTATTGGAAATACATAAAAATATGACCAGTTACTGGATCTGTAAAGTCAACTTTAACTTCATTATCATTAATAATTTCTACTGATGAATTTATTTGAACATTATCAATAGTGTCAAAAATAGTGTAATTAAAGAAATGTGAATTTTTATTATGTTTTATAATCAAACTATATACAGAATCAAATCCAACAGTAAATTGTTTAGTATCAAGTTTATCCTGCACCATCTCATCAACATTTTGACCAAAACTAAAGTCTGTAATGAAAATTTGAATTGTATTTCCAACCCATGTTTTATAAACTTTTTCAACTGTATTATACCATATATACCCATCTACTTTTTTTATTGGGTCTAATTCTAATTGTTCAACTTTATTAGCTACAAAAGGATATACCATTTTAACTCTCCTTATATAATTCTTATTTTAGAATTAATCTTAATATTTTTCTTATCTAAAAACTCAAAGTGATAATAGTCATCAAATTCATTAACTTCAATAGGATTAATAATAGTATTTGTATCTAAATCTAAAATTTCCATAGTCATAATATTTTTGAAAAACTTTGGTATTCTAACATAACTTTCTCTAGAATTAACAGTTGTAGTAAATGTTGAATAATATGAAGACAAACTTCCACCATGTTTCCAAATTGTTAATTTATCATTTTCCCTAACTCTATAAATCATACCATTTATACTTAATATATTATTAGTTACAGTAAATTCATTATTTTTTAACATTACATCATTTAATGAAACACTCAGAGTATTAATATCTGAACCTAATAAAAATGATTCAATATCGAATTGGGTTTGTCCGGATTCTGTAAAAATTTCAACTTTTCTGTTTTTAAAAGGATTTGTAATTCTATCTTCTGGATGAAATACCATTATATATAATGTAGTTATATTTGATTCTTTTAAAATTATCTTTCTAGAATCAAATGGGTCAATAACAAATTTAACATCATTCATATCTTGATTATATAATTTGATATTTTCAATAGTAAAGTTAAATACAAATTCATCTAAAACAAATTCACTAGTATCACCAATGTTATACATAACAAACATAAATGAATCAAATGTGTTATCTCTTTCTGTTTGAACCCAATTGTTACCAATCCATCTATACAAAATATTATCTTCTTTATTTAACCATTGTTGACCAATTAATGGATTAAGCGGTGAAGATTCACCATAAAAATTTTGTATCAATCTAATGAAATTTTCATTAATAGCTGGTGCCATCTCAGATAAATCTTCACCAAATAGATTAATAGCCATTTTGTTTTCACTAATAATACTTGGGTCTATATTCAAGATTGTATTCTGTTCTATATCAGTTACAATCTGCGTTTCATTCATATTGTTTCCCATATCTGCGCTCCATATTATATATTAAAGATAAGAAATATCAAGCTCCTTTATTTTTGCTGGAGTCTCAATAATATTAAATTTCCCATCTTCTGTTTTGAATTTATTTATCTTATTTATTGTTTCTTCAACACTTTTCGTAATATTAGATTTATCTACTGGTGAATATAGTAAATACTCACTACTAATAGAAACAACTGGATACGAATCAATATTTTCTAAAACAATAAGTTGGTTATTATTATTTTTAAATTCTTCAAAAGCTTCTCTTAATTCTAAGATAATATCATCTATAAGAAGCATATTTGGAATATCTTTTTTCTCTTTTTTAAGATTTTCAATTATGGTTTCTAAATAAGCTTGTTCATTTTTTATCTGAGTTCCAAATACTTTAGCATCATCTAACCTTTGTTGTGCTAATTCAATATATTTAATATCTTCAGCTGATAACTCTTTTGTTCTAACATCATCATCAGAAACAATATGTGTATCTAATGACATTTCATCAATATCATCTTCATCAATTAATATAGATCTTTGTTTCCTCATAGTAAATTTAATTTTAGTTACTTCACTTTTTTTATCTAATTTTTCTTTTATTGGAGTATACTCAATTTTAATATCTGATTTTTCAGAAACTTCTTTAACAGCTTTTTTTAATACATCTCTATTAAAATTAGACCAAGCATCTAAACTAGGTTTCTCTTTTACATCAACATTAAGTAATGCTTTCAACATATCAAAATCTAAAGTTATCTCTTTTAATTTAGAATAATCTTTAAGAATTTCATATAATAGTTTAGAATATTTGGACTTAAGACCTAATTGAATAGGTAAATACATTTTACTGTAATAGTCTTTGAGATTTAAAAACATTGATAAAAGTTCTGGTTCAATCCAAACTTTAACTCTTTTACTGGTTGTTTGTTTGTCTTTTAACCAACTTATCTTTCTAATAAAGTGAAATAAAATTGATTCTTGTGTTTTATTCTTGTGTAGAGTATTTGTTAAAACCTGAATTTTAGTTAATTCCTGTAAATTATGTACTATTGGTTCATAATATCCATTCTTATATCTACCAAGAACATCAGAAATCGATTGTAAATTTATTTCAAAGTGATTTAAGTTAGCCCATTCAAATAATTCTTCTCTAGTTAAGTCTTGTTTTTCCATAATATCAGAAACAAATCTAAAGGTTACATTGATAATATCAATTTGTAATGGTGTAAGATTTGCATATTCTTCCTTGTTGAAATCTTTATAAAATAGTACTTGACAAAGTTGAGATGGTTTCTTCAATTCTAGGTTCAAACCAGCCGATTTTTGGAGTGATTTTTTTGTTGTTTTTACTGTCATTTTTTAATACCTTTTTTATAAGTTTTTTTTATAATTCTATAGATTTAGAAAATAACTCAAAAATAAAAGTTGAGTTATTTACATTGGAAATCTTATCAAATTATCGTGTATACCCTATTATACAATCACGATTTTAAACTCCACAAGACTTACACGATTTTTTAACATTTATCAAATGGTGATTTTATTTAATACCTTATTAATAAGGTGTTTTAAGACTTTACTAAATAAATTTTAAACTCCACAAGACTTACACGATTTTTTAATTTCTAAGTTATTTATAAGAAAAATAGGTCTAAATAACTCAACTTTTATTTTTGAGTTAAAAAACCCTCATACATCAAGTTCAAATTTTGAGTTATTTTTGAAAATTCATCAAGTTCAAATTTTGAGTTATTTACAAATAGAGAAACTTTTGGTTACAATCACGATTTAACTCCACAAGACTTACACGATAAGACTGCTCGAACTACTATATACACTACTGTTTTTAGAAAATTCATCAAGTTCAAATTTTGAGTTAAAACATCACCTTAAAAAAAACTTAAAATTAATCAACTTCAAATTTTGAGTTATTTAGTACCCTAAAAACATCAGAAAAATTTTTTGAGTTAAAACATGCCTTTTTTTTCGCATTTTAAGACCTTAATAATAAGGTGAAAAAATGCTTTCACAAAGTTTACACGACAATTCCACAAAGCTTACACGATTTTTTTGGGGTGTCGCTATAAACCCCCTTATTATTGCCTAGTGAATTGTCCGCTATAAGTGCCTAAATATGATATAAAGATAGATATAGTACTTCGTACCTTGGACTTCGTCCTCTGGCATAGCCATTGAATTTATTTTTTAAAAAAATTGATTTGAAATACACTTATAATTTAGGTCATAATTATGTTTGATTTTCACACAAGAATTTATGATAAAATTACACCATTATATTAATGTCAAATTGTATATGATTTTCTATGAAATTATTACTGATTAAATTTTGTATAATATATATCAATATATATTCTTGATGAAAGGCAATTATGAATGAATAAGAAAATTACAATTAGTACCGATTGGCACTTTGGTAAATCAAATGGTAAATTTGACCATATTATACTTAAAGGTATTTATGAACAATGTGAACATGCGAAACAAAATGGTATAACTACAATGATCAATTTAGGTGATACACTTGATGTAAAACAATCAATATCCACTTCAACCTTAAATTATCTAGCACAAGCATTTATTAAAATTAATGATACATTTGATAATGTATATATATTGGTTGGTAATCATGACATGTCAAAAAAAACATATGATTCAAATGGACATAACCTACATATATTTGCTGGTTATCCAAATATTCATTTGGTAGATGAACCTAAAACACTAGAAATTCATGATAATACATTTTATATGTTACCTTATTTTCCAAATGAAATAATGAAAGGACATGAATTCCCACATGCAAACTTTTTAATGGGTCACATTGAAATACAAGGTTTTATGCTAAACCAATTTGTTAAAGCTGAAGAAGGTCTTAATGCAAATGCAATTACAAAAAATTATGATAAAGTGTTTATGGGACATTTTCATAAAAGACAATCAAGAGGTAAAATAGCATATATTGGAAATTTGTGTAGATTTTTTTATGGTGAAGATGATGATGAGAGAGGATGGACTATATTAGATTGTGAAAATGGTGAAGATGAATTTATTGAGTACCAACACCCTAGAATGTATAAATTCAAAATGTCAGTATTGAAAGAGATGGAAGATGAATTAACTACAGTATTTAATCAAGGAGATAATCTTAAATTAGTTATTGATAAGAAATACAAATATAGTGAATTGGAAGAATTTAAAACATCATTGATTTTAGAATATGGAATAAATGATTTAGTTCTTGATGATCAAATGTCACCTTGGGATGATTTAGATGATCTTGATGATGAAGATGATGAAGAAACATCTAATAAATTAGAAAATCAATCATATACAGATTATGTTATTGATAATTTAGTAACAACCGAAAAAGTTGATGAAGACCAAGAAGCAATAAAATTTTTAAAGGAATTATCTAACTCTTACCAAGAGTAGATTTTAATCCTTTATTAATAAGGGTAAAAAAGTTGATTAATGTATAATTATGTAAAAGGTGTTGAAAAGACATTTTTGAAAGGTAAAAAGAGAGTTTAAATGAAAGTTAAATTTAGAAAATTAGAATTGCAAAACTTTTATAGTTATGGAAGTAAACAAGAACTGAAATTTAATGAGTTTGGTTCTACAGTAATACTTATTGATGGAATTGATAAAGATACTGAAGGTGCTAAAATTGGAACAGGTAAATCAACTATATTTGCTGGTATAACTTTTGCACTATATGGTGAAACTGTATCAAATGTTAAAGCTAATGAGGTTGTTAATTATATAAAAGGAAAAGACTGTGTAGTTACTTTAGAATTTGATATTGATAAACACAGTTTTAAAGTTGAAAGAGGAAGAAAACCAAACATTCTTAATCTTTATAAAAAAGTTGAAACAGTTGAAAATGTAGAAGATACTTGGGACAATATCTCAAAAGCAGACATAAGAGATAACAATAATCTTATTGAATCTATTGTTGGAATGAAATATGAAACCTTCCTACAAACTACTTTATTCTCAGTTGCAAGTGAGCATAATAAACCATTTTTGAATATGAGACCGGGTGATCAAAAGAAAGTTCTTGAAAACATATTTAGTTTTGAAGCTGCTAATCAAATGGCTACAGATGTTAAAGATAGAGTAAGAGATGATACAATAAAATTAACAGAATTAGAATCAAGTATAAAAGAAATTAATTATGCAAATGAACAAATAACCCACCAGTTAGAAAGATTAAATGAATCGTCAGAAAAATTTGAGAGAAGAAGAAAAAAACAAATCGATAGTTTAGTTGAATCTATTGAATATTACACCACAGTTAATGTTGCAGAAGAACTTGATAAATTTTCATTTTTAGATGAGTTGAAAGAACATAAATTGAAATTGACAGAAACAATTACTGAATTAAGAAGTGATTTAAAAGATGTACAATCCATTATTGATAAAGAAGATAGAGAAATAGAAATTCTATCTGAGAAATATGAAAGAGAAGAAAAGAAGAATGTTAGTTTAAAGGGTAATATTTGTCCTACTTGTAATCAAGATTGGGAAGATGCAACAGCTATAACAGAAAGTGATAAAAAATTATCTGATTATGGAAAACAAATTCTTATATATGAAAAAAGTATTACCGATCATGATAAAGGTAAAAAACAACTTAAACATTCCATTTCTGATAAAAGAGAATTATTATCTGAAATAAAAGAAGCAATGGAAGAAGTTGAAACAAAAGTTGATAAGAAAGAACTTGATAATATTGATATTGTTGTTAAAAATCTAGAAAATGAATTAACAAATATTGAAGGTCAAGACAACCATTTCTTATCAGAAATAGAAGCTAATTCAAAGTTAATTAGAAACATAGATATGACTGAGATTGATAGGGTTTCAGAGAATGTTAGGTTGTTTAAATCATTTATAAAACAGAATGATGATCAAAAAATAAGAGGAAAATTTCTAAGAAAATTTATCAAACAATCAAATGAAATACTCAAAAACTTTAAAAAATTGATTCCTGATTTTAACATTCATTTACAATTCAATCCAGATTTCACAATAAGAATTATGAAGCTTGGTAAAGAGGTATCATCAGGTACTCTTTCAAATGGTGAAAAAAGGATTGGTAATATTATGATTATGTTGGCACTTATGAAAGTGTTTAAACTAAAAAATAATGTTGAATTTAATGCACTGTTTATGGATGAAGTTTTGGATAGTGGTATCAATGGTACATTATTAGAATCTGTATATTACTTTATCAAAAATGTTGCAAAACAAGAAAAGATGAGAGTATATATGATTTCTCACAGAGAAGAGATAAAAGAAAAATCAAAAGAAGTTATTTTAGTTACAAAATCTAGGGGGATTTCAACTTTAGATGTGAATCCGGACTTAGATTGATGACTAAAATTGTAAAATAATAATAAACATTAGTTGGAAAGGTTAATATGAAATTTTCAGATTTAGATTTGGATATACCTGCAAAGGACTCAGATGAAATTAGAAATGGTTTGTTAAGGGCTTCTGTTTTGAATGATAGAGGAGATTATCAACCTCATCCAGCTGGCGTTTATTTTTATAAATCAATTCCAGCTTATCAAGATTTAGCTGTTATAGATTATAAATCAATGGAAAAAAATCATTTTCAAAAGATTGATATTCTTAATAATAGTTATTTGGATGATATATCCTCAGATGAATTAATACAATATATACACCTGATAGAAAATGAAAATATCCAATGGTCAACATTGTGGGAATATGATGAACCATATCAATTGAGTAAGTATCCTGGTATTCTTAGAGAGTTTAAAGTTTCATCTGTAAATGACATTGCTATTATTTTAGCGTTGATTAGACCTGGTTCCGTAGCTAATTATGATAAGATGAAAAATTATATTCATACTGATAAACTATTGAAAAAGAAATCAGAAGAAGCTCAAAAAATTCTAAGAGAAACTTATGGTATACCAGTTTTTGATGAACAATTTAAGGAATTGGGTAGAGATGATGGTAAATATAGATATAAAAAACCGCATTCTATAGGATATGCATATGTACTTTTGATTGATTTTTTAAAAAATAACTAAAAAAATAAAAAAAGGTATATTTAAAAGGTGTTTTGATAGAAAGTTTCCAAAATAGGCTTTTTTTCAATATAAATAAAAATGTAATAAAATAAGGGGAAAAGTTTCCTCTTTAAAAATTTAAAATAAGGACAATAAAATGACAAAAGCAGATATAGTAGTTCAACTACAAGAAATAATTGGTGAAGAAAAAGTTTCAAAAGCTGAATGTGAAAGAATTTGGAATGGTTTCTTAGAAGTAATCATTGATGAAGTAAAAGAGGGTGGTGAAGTAAAATTTGGTTCACTATTCAAAGTATTCAAAAAACATAAAAATGCCAGAAAAGTTAGAAATCCTAAAACTGGTGAAACTTTTATGAAAGAGGCTAGAGATGAGCTTGGTTGTAAAGTGATGTCAGAAGGTAAAAGCCTATTTGAATAATAGGAGATTATCATGAAAGTAAGTGTTAGTGGACCAAGTTCTGAAATTGAAGCAGAAGCTCAAAGAAAACTTATTAATGAAAAAGAAATAAGATTGTTGTTGGATGGAAATCCAACAAGAAATGAGCTTTCAAGAGCGAAGACTAGACTGAATGAATTATTACATTTCTATGATAGAATCATTAAATCTGTTCATGCTACTATCAATACGGTTAATAAAAAAGACCAATTAACACATAAGCAAAAAAATGATTTATATATAAAAAATCAAGAAAAAGATCTAGCTCAGGCAAAAAGAGAGAAATCTAAATTCAGAAGGTTTTTAAAAAACATGAATGCTAAAATAGCTGAGTTAAGTTAAAAAGTCGTTTAAAATATAAATAAAAGAAAACAATGTGTTTTAAGGAGAGTATTAATGCAATATGTTTATGAAAGTATACAGCCTGGTGTGTTTAATTTCACAATTCCTGGTAAAGATCAAACAGTAACATTATTTAAAGGTTCTAAAGTAACATTAGAACAAAAATTGACAGGTGGTTATTTAAGAGTTTTAAAATTAGTTGAAGAAATCAATGGAGAAGTAAAAGAAACTCCTAAAAAAACTCAATCAACAAAAGTGACTACTAATAAACCAAAAGCAAAGGTAGCTGATAAAATAACTAAAGTTGAAGAAGTAGTGGAAACACCTATAGAACAAGTAGAAGTTAAAATTGAAGATACAATTGTAGAAAAATCAGAAGAAAAACCGGCTCCAAAAAGAAGAGGCAGAAGAAAGAAAGCTGAATAAAAGCTTTCTTTTTTTGAATACTCTGGGGGTATAATAATGACAAAAGATTTTTTAAAACAATATATTGTTGGTATGTTAGGTGCATCACAAACTGATGTAGAATTATCTGATTCGGATTTAGATATGATTATATACCACACCATTAATTACTATGGACATAATTCATCTGAAGCATGGAATGAAGAAAATATTGCAATCAGATTGAAAGCTGGTGAGAATTATCATGAAGTACCAGAAGATGTAGATTTTATTATATCTATGAATAAAATGAAAGGTGGAATGGGACAAACATTGATACCTGAAACTACTGGTCAAGCATATGAAATAACCATGTTAGGTATGATATTGCAAGATAATGAATTACAAAAGGTAACTAATCCAATACCTAGTAGAATTATTCATAGAGATGGTAAAAGATATGTTCAAACAGATATTCAACCAGCAACTGATGAAAATGTAGCAGCTAAGGTTATGAGATATAAAGACTTAGCACCAATATATGGTGATCCTTGGGTTCAAAAATATGCCATAGCACAAGCAAAATTTAATCTAGGAATAATAAGAAGCAAATTTTCTGGAGTATCATCACCAAATGATGTTTCAATGAATGGTTCTGATTTAATTTCACAAGCTCAAACAGAAATTGAAAGATTAGAACAGGAATTGTTTGATAAATCTGTAATTGATTGTGGTGGAGTTTGGATGGGTTAATCCATAACCTTTTCTAAAATTATTAAAATCTGTAATAAATAGATGTATGATAAGGGAGAAAAGTTATGAATAGAACCGATTTTTTAAATGAAATTATGCCAACTGGTTTTAAACTAGATTCAGAATTAGTTGAATCTGGTCCTAATTCCAGAAAAGTTTATAATAATAAACCTAAAGATGTAACATTTATAAAGAGAGTAGCTAGAGAAAAAGTTAAACTTGATGGTGCACCTATTCTATACTTCCCTATAAAACCTGAGTCTAATGACTCAACACTAAAATTAGATTTTGATAATTCCCTAAAAGATCACACTCATTTAGAACTAGGTCCTCCAAGGGAAATGATGGCTACCTGGACTCCTCAAGAATATCAAATGGATTTATCTAAATGGGGTGTAATAATGCCAAATGGTAGTGACCAACAATTATTCATTCATGTTGATGAAGTAGAAGAAATTTTGGGTAGAAAACCACTTATTGGTGATATTATTGAAACTGTATTGGATAAAACCAGATATAAGATTGCAGATGTATATTTTGGTCATGCAAACCTTTGGGAAAATATATTTTGTATGGTAACATTATCTAAAGTTACTTATGATAATTATACATCACAATTGGATAAATATGATGAAGATGAAAGTTACAAAGATACTTACACCAAATTAGAATCTGTTTTGGACATAATGGATGGAACTGAAAAACCTGCCTCAAATGAAGAAATAAAACAAGAAAAAAAGAAAACTGATAGTGCAAGACCTAATAAACCTAGAAAGAGATCTATTGATACTGGTCTAGATATTATGACTATGAAACTATAAGGAATATAAATGAATCATAATTTTTACTTTGATGGTAGACAAATAAAAAATTACTTAGTTGGTTTCGCAAGCTTATTTTCTGAAATTCCTTACAAAAATAGAAGAGGTATTTTAGAAAGTGTACCTATACACTATGGCTCACCATCAGATATTATTTCGCATTTAGAAATGAATGTTGATAATGAGGAAACAAAAAATAGAAACAGAATTAAAGATATTAGTGTACCAATGTTCTCTTTTAGGATGACAGCTTTAGAAAGAAATCCTGAAAAAAGAAGAGCTCCATTAGATACTATTACCGTTGATTTAAGACCATTAGGATATAGTACTGGTTATGTGGCTATGAGACCATCACCAATAAGATTTACTATGGAGTTAATATGTTGGGCTTCATCTGATTATCAGGCATTTGAAATATCAGAACAAATAATACCATATTTCAATTCACCTCAACAAGTAACCATAGAACCATTACCAAAGTGTCCTGTTTCAACTAGTGAAGTCTTCTTAGACAGTATTGAAATTGATACAGAACCAGAATCACAGAAATATTCTGCTATGATAACTATGTCATTTAATCTTAATGGTTGGTTATTAACACAACCAAGAATTTGGTCAACAAATATGTCATTTGAGTTTCAAATGCTGGATAAAGACTATAAAGGTGTTGATACCCCTGCTAATTTAGATGATACTGATTTCTCAGTTGGACATGAAATTGTAGATTATAATACCCTACCACCAGAAAGATTACCAACAGAAGAGAAACTTAACTCTATTGATGAATTTATAAGAAAATCTCCATTGATTAATGAATATGGAGAAAAACTTGACCTTTATAATCTATTAGTAGAAAATTCCAGAATTAGAGACTCAAAAATTATTGACACTACTCCTTTAAATATCGAATATAAAGGGAAAGAAAGAGTATTGGGTTTACAGATGATGGAATTATTGATTGATGATATGGCAGATATTGATTTCTTATATACTAATGAGTTGTTAATAGATTCACTTAAAAAACATAATCAAAGAGATAATCTAAAAATTTATGAAAAAATTCTTAGTGATGATACTGATACTTTAAATACTTATATGACACTTTTAGATCATAATGTTGTTAGTGTTGGGTTTAATAAAACTGATATAAACTTTAGTAATTCTGATAAACTTAATATGTTTGGTTCGACTAGAATTGATATTGATGATAAATTGGATAGATTGAAATCATATTTAGCTGCAGTTGAAAATATAAAACTGAATAAAGATAAACTTATTAAATCTAAGTTTGTTAATAAAAAATTAAGGGTTTATACTTTTAGTTTGAACAAGATACCATTTGAATCGTTTCCAGAAGAATTCAAAATTATTAATAATAAAAGTGTATCTGATGATGGTTCTAATATAACATATCTTGATTCATTTAGTGAATATGTGGGAGATAAAATACAAACAACATTAAGAGTATTTTCAAGTATATCAAATATAACTTTAAACTTAACTACTGATAAAAATAGTTATCCAAATATAAAAAAGAATCTAGATGACAGTATAGATATTCCTATTGAAATAAATGTTGGTGTACCATTGGCTATTATGGTTTCTGATAGCAATTCACCAAAATTCAAACCAATAGGTGTTCTATTAGTTGATGAAGATGAGTTACCAAAATTAAGTGATCTTGATTTATTATTAGGAGATGAAACTTATTCATTGCTTGACATTATAGATATAGATGATTTAGGTAGCTTGTATTCAGGATATGAATTTCTGAATGATAGATTTTTAAATATTGATAATTACATTATTTCAACTCTTCTTGGTAAACAGGTTGATAGATTATCAAAAAAAGAAAATATAAGTTTATTAGAATCATATAATAAAAATAAAAATAAAGATATTTATGAAAAAAGATATAGAGGCTCATTTGAAACCATGTTAAGTGATTATGGTAGTTTAAAAAATGTTATAGATGGTATTGTTGATAATATAGATATTATAAGTCCACCAGATGGAGTTAGTCCAACTGATATGGCTATTGGACAAGTTAATGATGTACCTGATTTATCTCAAGCAATATCATTTGATAATAATGGTAAACCAATATATGATGTTAATAAAGATGGTTTTATTAATCAAACCGATTTAAAAATATTAGGTTCAGTTGTTGATAATCCTGAAGAATTTGATTATGAAATAAAATATGGTATATGGTATAAGAGATTTGATCCTGATAAAGTAAGTGAAGATAGAGTTAAGAAAATTATAGATTCGCTTAAAGTTTTATTTTATTTAACTGAAAAAACAAATATGCAAGGACTGAAAGATTATATTATTTTGTATGGAAAAGGTTTAGTAAGTAATGGGTTTGATATTTTGGATGATGAAAGAAAACAGAAAGAAATTAAAGCTTTAGGTTATGATTTACAAGAGTTAGATGACAGACTGATATTTATGAGATTGTTTGTTGAATCTATAAAATATATTATGGTTAAGGAAAGAGATTTCATAATTTACTATGTTCCTGATATGAATGAAGAAAGTAAAAGAATGTTGTATATGAAAAAAGGATTAGATATTGATAAAATAGTAATGGGTAAGTTTTTAGATCAATATTTTATGAATATTAATGGTGATGAAAGACTTGATGATATGAATTTGTTTAGAAAGGTTCTTCCAAAAACAATGGGTGATTATATAAATTATGCTTATCAATTTGATATGTTTATGAATGATATTAAGAAAACTCATTTGTTTATAGATAGTATAGAAGCTGAATCAAAATGGTTATCTGAAAATTTACCAGAACTTGATGAATTAATGAAAACAAAATATTTGGATAAATAAATAAAAATAAAGGATATATAATATGAGATTAGAAGACTTAAAAGAAAGTGCGCCAGGATTTAAAGGTAAAACTACAAGCAAAGATGCTAAAGCATGGCTTTCAAAGTGTCAAAGTGGAGAAGCATCTGAAAAAGATATGTCATTATATGGACAATTACAAAATATTGCTAAGAAACTTGGTGGAAAAACTACCGTGATTGAAGTATTGAAAGTAATGTAACATTAATGGGGATTAACCAAATATTTTCCCCATTAAAATTTTAACTAAATCATCTGTTGTGTATTTACTAACATCTTCAAACCAATGAACATTAACCCCAGAACCTTCAAAGAATTTAACAGCTTGTACAAAAGCATCTCTTCTTTTATTGATTAAATCCACATCAATTGTATCATTGTGGTCATTTGAACCTGAAGCATGATCAGCTAATGTTCTTTCAATTATAATATCATTTGGTATATCTAATAGAATAATATCAGTTGGTAATTTAAGAAAAGAATTATTTCTTAAAGCTGTTTTTATAAATTCTAAGTCTGTTCTACTATTATTAAGAAATGCTTGATATGCTAATGTAGAAATAAAATATCTATCAAAAATATAATTTTTATTGAATATAATATTTGTATTAACAATATGATGTTCTTTACTGTTTGCATTATCTTTAATTGATTTAGTATTATTGAATAATTCTTCCATCCAAAAATGACTCATTTCAGATAAGAAATTTGGTGTATTTACAATATCTAAATTTGGTGATGATGAATTTAACTCATCTCTTATTCTTTTACCAATTGGTGATTCAACATTAGGAAAAGAGTATCTCATTAGTTCTTGAGAGTTTATACCCTGCATACTTGAGAAAATAACATCAAATTTATCACAAAAAGTTGATTTTCCAGTTTTATCAAGACCCTCAACAGCTATAATTTTATTAATTTTCATATAAACCTCGTTTTTTCTTTATTTATTATCTATTATACAATTTTAGTCAAATACCTTTTTAATAAAAAAATATAGTTTGTTGTAATAAATAAAGAAAAAATGTGTTAATTGGAGTTTAATATGTCTAGATTAAATAAAATTCTTGAAGAAACAGTTTTGAATAAAAAACTGTTAGAAGCAGATGAAGAAGCACCTGCTGAAACACCTGCTGAAACACCTGCTAAAAAACCTGATGACCCAGAGGCATCTTTGGAAGATGATACACCATCAGAAGATTCTGGTGCAGATGAAGCACCTGTAGAGGGAGCAGAAGAAGCAAATGATGATGCTGGTGTTGAGGAAGAAACAGATGAAACAACTGATAGTGAAACATCAGAACCAACAGATGAAACAGATGATGAAGATTTTGAAGATGTTGATAAAACAATAGAAGAAATGGTTGGTATGACTGAAATTCAACATACTACTAGTTCAACAATTATTGATTTTGAAGATGGTGGACAAACAATGTTTGTACACCCAATGGTATCAATGAAAACAGAAACTTTAAATGAAATTATTAAATTGATTACTAAAGATGTTAAGAAATCATTTGCTGATAGTAAAGATGAGATTACTGGTAAATCATTAAACAAGACAAAGTATTGGAAATCGATTGATACTTTAATTGAAACAATGGTTAAAAGTCAAATGACTAAAAGTGATAATATGAATGGATTAATTGATGAAATCAAACAAATCTTTAAAGTATTAGAAGTTAAATAATTAAAAGGGGATAAAGAAAATGGCTGAAAAATTGATGATTCAATCTATTGTGACGGACAATAGAATAACTGCAGCATTTAGTGATAAAGAATTACCAAGATATGCAAGACATGGAGAATTGTATGTTGTTGATGGAATTCTTTTCATTTATGCTGATTTAGATAGTAGTAATCATGGTAGATGGTTTCCATTAACAGATAGAAAAGAGATTTTTACATATGAAAAAGTTGATGCCTCAGAAATTTGGTCAATTCCAATTGATTTTCAAACTGATAACATACAAATTATAATATATGATCAAAATGATAAGATATATGTAAAAAATTTTACTGTTGATGTTGATGAGAATCAAATTGAAATAGTTTTTGAAGAAGCAGTATCGGGACAATGTTACATAGTTATTAATAAAGCATTTGACTGGGTTGATAGAAGATTTATTGTTGCCGATAGAAACTTTGCTGTAACAGAAGATGAAAATAACCCTAATGATTATTTCATAGAGGTTGATACTAACTATGTTGAAATACTGAAGAATGGTAACACTACATTAAGAAAAGATTTAGATGTTAAAGGTAGTTTTAATGTAGAAGGTGCAACAACATTCACTGGTGATCAAACATTAGGTGGAAGTGTTGATATTGGTGGTAATTTATCAGTTCAAGGAACTGTAACAATTGTTAATAAATTTATTGCTGATTTTGATGCAGAAATTAAAGGTAACTTAAATGTTGATACCAATTTAGTTGTTGATGGTATAACTACATTAAATAATGATGTAACAGTTGATGCTAATGAAACTATAACAGGTAATTTATCAGTTGGTGGTAATCAAACTATTAATGGTGATTTAACTGTTAAAGGAACAACCACAACAATTCAAACAGAAGAAATCAAACTTGATGATAATATTGTAACATTAAATGCTAATGCTGTTGGAACTCCAACACAAAATGCAGGGATTGAAGTTGAAAGAGGTGATGAAACTAAAACAACTATAGTTCAATGGGATGAAACTAATGATGTAACAAATATTCCTAATAATACAACTATTAATGGAACAGTTTCAATTGATAGTGATGTAACAGTTGGTGGTAATCAAACTATTCACGGTGATTTACAAATAGATGGAAATACTAACATTGATGGTAATGTAACAATCAAAGGTGAGAATGTAGATATTCAAACTACAACATTAACAGTTGAAGACAATATAATCACTATTAATAAAGGGTTTTCAGGTATACCAACAGATGACGCTGGATTAGAGATTGATAGAGGAGATGAAGGTGTTTTAGCATTAGTTACTTTTGACGAAACAAATGATAAAGTTACAATTCCAGTTAAACAACAAAATGGTTCATTCTTACAAGATGAAGTATCTGGAAAGATTTTTACATTAGATGAAATTAATAAAGAAAAAGTAAGAGCAATAAGTCAAGAAACTATATTAGCTAACGATATTACTGATTTACAAAACACATCTAATGATAGTATTGATGATTTACAAACACAAATTGATAATGAGAAATCTGCAAGAATATCATCAGATAACACTATTCAATCAAATATTGATACTGAAACAACAAGAGCAACAAATGTTGAAGATACCATAAGAACTGATTTAAATACTGAAATTTCTGAAAGAGAAACAGATGTTAATACATTAACAACACAACTTTCAGATGAAAGTGATGCAAGAACAAATTCTGATGCAACACTACAATCATCAATCAATACAGAAAAAGCAAGAGCCGAATCAATTGAATTAGATTTACAATCATCAATTACTGATGAAACTACAAGAGCTAAAACAGTTGAAGGTGATTTAACAAATTTGACAACAGATGATAAAACAAATTTAGTTAATGCAGTTAATGAAGAAATATCTAGAGCTAAATTAAGTGAAACAAATATATCAACTGATTTATCAAGTGAAACTACAAATAGAACATCTGCAGACACATCATTACAAGGTAATATTGATAATGAGATAGATGCAAGAATTTCAGGTGATACAAATTTACAAGGTCTTATTACAACAGAAAAAACTGATAGAACAGATGCTGATACAACACTGCAAAACAATATTGATACTGAAACAACAAGAGCAACAAATGTAGAATCTACATTGAATACTAAATTTGATGATTATATTAGTAATAAAACAACAAATGAACAAGAATTAAACTCGGATTTAACAATCAATGAAAGTGTTGTTATTAAAAAAGATTTAACCGTTGAAGGAACTACTACTACTGTAAACGCAACATCTATTGATGTTGATGATAATAAACTTATATTAAACTCTAATGTTACTACTGGAGCACCAACACAAGATGGTTCTATTTTAATTAGAAGAGGTGATGAAGGTGAACAAACTGTTATTAAATGGTATGAGAATGGTAATCAATCTAATATTCAAATTTCTGAATGGGATTTAGGTACATCACAATTTGTTAATAAAACAGTTGCAACACAAAACTATGTAGATGGTGAAATTTCAACACTTAATTCATCATTGGATTTAAGAGTTTCAACATTAGAAAATGATACAACAACTGATACTTTAACAACTGATTTGGATAATGAAATCTCCAGAGCAAAATCTGTTGAAGGGGATTTAGCAAATTTAAGTACATCTGTAACTACAAACATTGTATCTGCAGTAAATAGTGAAGTATCAAGAGCAACAAATTCTGAAACCACATTAACATCATCATTAAATGATGAGATTAGTAGAGCAGTAGATTTTGATAATCAAATTGGAATAGATTTGGATAATGAAATAGATAGAGCAACTTCTGCTGAAACCACATTAACAGATGGTTTAACAAATGAAATTACAAGAGCAACGACAGTCGAAGGTGATATTTCAACTTTATCAACAAATGATAAAACTGATTTAACTAAAGCTATTAATTCATTAAAGTCTGAGATTGATACCAATGCAACATCTACATCAACTACAATTGATAGTATGTTTGTTAAATCTGGTGATGATATTGTATTTAAAGGTAATTTAGTTCCTGAAACAGACAGTATATTAAATATTGGATCACCAGATAAGAAAATTGGTGAAGTTTATGTAAGTTCAAATACAATTTACCTTGGTGAAAATACAATTATTAGTGAGTCTGGTTTAGCATTAAATGGTTCGTTGAATGCATCAGAAATTAATGTAACAAATATAACAGCAGATAATATTTATGATAAATCAACTGTGGATACAAAGTTAGATGGTGTAGAAACTGAATTAGCTGCAACAATTACTGATTTAGAAACAGCACATAATACTTTAGTACAAACAGTTTCAGATGATTCATTGAGTAAAGGTCAAACAACACCTCAAAGTGTAACTGGTGAAGTTAGTTTTGCTACAAATGTTACAATAGAAGGTGATTTAAATATTATTGGTGATCAAAATGTAACTAATGTTGTAACACTTGCAGTAGAAAATAATGAAATTATATTAAATGATGGAACAACTGATACACCATATTTAGATGGTATTATTAGTGTTGATAGAGGAACATCTGGTATTCAACCAATTTTAACATGGCAAGAATTAGGTGTTAATTCATCTGTTAAAATTCCATATATTGATGGTGAAGGTAATATTATTCAAGATACAATTGTAACTATGGATACATTGGATAATAAAATAATAGAAATGAATACAGATTCAGAAACTTTAATTAATGATGAAGTAACTAGAGCTACAAGTAAAGAAGAACAAATCGAAACAACCATAACCAATGAGATTTCAAGAGCAATTTCAACAGAAGGATTATTAACAGGGTTATCAAATAAGTTACAAGATAATGATGGTAACTTACCAACATCTTTAGTTTCTGCTATAAACAAAGTAGTATCAAATACAACAACATCTGAAAGTGGTATTACAACAACAATATCTAATGAGATAACAAGAGCCACTCAATCAGAGAATGATTTAAGTTCTAGTATTGTTAGTGAAACTAGTAGAGCTACATCTAAAGAAAATAGTTTAGAAAATTCAATTGATTCAGAGATTTCAAGAGCAACATCTGCAGAAAATACAATTAATACAGCTTTAACAACTGAGAAATCAAGAGCACAATCAAAAGAGAATGAAATTACAAGTGATTTAGCTTCAGAAATAACAAGAGCAACTGATATTGAAAATGGATTACAAACACAACTTGATTCTATTTCGTCAGCAATGTCTAGTGATGCTGAAAGACTAGCAGCAATTCAAAATGTAACCACTGCTTTTGAAAATGCTGATAGTGATTTAAATAATGCTATTACAGATTTAAGTAATAGTGCTACAACAAAATTAAATGATGAAATTACTGCTAGAACAAATGCAAATATAACTATTACATCAAATTTAACTGCTGAAATAGATAGAGCTAAAGATGTAGAAGGACAACTTATTGCATTAGATACTGATACACAATCAAATTTAGTTAATGCAATTAATGAAGTACATACTGATGTAGATACTGAGAAATCAAGAGCAGAAACATCTGAAACTACTTTACAATCAAATATTGATTCAGAAGAAAGTGCAAGAATTGCAGCAGATAATACTTTAACTACTAATTTAAATAATGAAATTACAGCAAGAACAAATGCAGATAATGATTTACAATCAAATATTGATAGTGAAGAAAGTGCAAGAATTGCAACAGATAATACACTAACAACTAATCTTTCAAATGAAATCACAAGAGCAAAAGATAGTGAGAGTACATTACAAACAAATATTGATAGTGAAGAAAGTGCAAGAATTGCAGCAGATAATACATTAACAACTAATTTAAATGATGAAATCACAAGAGCAAAAGATAGTGAGAGTACATTACAAACAAATATTGATAATGAAAAATCAAGAATCGATGCAATACTTTCATCATCTGATGCAGATAAAGATTCATTTGCGGAAATTGTTACTTTAATTAATTCTGTTGATACAACTAATGATGAATCATTTGCAGGATATGTTTCTAGTAATGATGTTAGAAGTTCTACAATTGAATCATCAGTTACTGATGAAATCACAAGAGCAAAAGATAGTGAGAGTACATTACAAACAAATATTGATTCAGAAGAAAGTGCAAGAATTGCAGCAGATAATACATTAACAACTAATTTAAATGATGAAATCACAAGAGCAAAATCTAGTGAAAGTACACTAACAACAAATCTTTCAAATGAAATCACAAGAGCAAAAGATAGTGAGAATACATTACAAACAAATATTGATTCAGAAGAAAGTGCAAGAATTGCAGCAGATAACACTTTACAAACAAATATTGATAATGAAAAATCAAGAATCGATGCAATACTTTCATCATCTGATGCAGATAAAGATTCATTTGCTGAAATTGTTACTTTAATTAATTCTGTTGATACAACTAATGATGAATCATTTGCTGGATATGTATCAAGTAATGATGCGAGATCTAGTGCTATCGAAACAAATTTATCTAATCACCAAACAGCATCAGATAATAAATTTTTACACTACAGAGGAAATATTGATGCAGGTGATGAAGATACAGTTGGAGCACAAGGTATTTATTCTGTAAGTTATTCAGGATATAGTGGAATGATGGTAAATTTAACTGGTAGTGGTTCTACATCAAATATTCAGTTGAATGCAGAATATGATGGAGATGCTCTTTATTATAGAATTTCAAGAGATAGTACAACAAATTGGGATGGTGTTGGGAAATACGACCAAAGAATTTATGCTGATCATTATCACCCAGAAGCAGATACATTAACAACTGCTAGAACTATAGCATTTGGTGGGGATCTATCGGGTTCTGCTAGTTTTGATGGAAGTAGTAATATAACTATTACTGCAACAGTTGCTGATGATTCACACAATCATACAATATCGAATGTTGATGGTTTACAAGAAGCATTAGATAATAAACTTGGATTAACATCGAAAGCGGCAGATTCAGATAAACTAGATGGTTATAATTCAGCAACAGCATCAACTGCTTCAACTGTGGTTATAAGGGATTCATCAAGTGATATTACTGCTAGATTATTTAGAAGTGAATATGATACTACTAATTCTTCAATCGGTTATATTATGACACAAGTTAATACGGATGATGATAATTATATTAGACCTAGTACGATTTCTCAAGTACAAACTGCTTTAGGTGTTGACAACTTAGATTATTTACCTTTATCTGGTGGAACTGTTACAGGTGATGTAACTATAAATGGAACAATGAGTGCAACATCTATTGTTGAAACATCTTCAATAAGATTTAAAGAAAATGTTAAACCAATTGAAAATGCATTTGAAAAAGTATCACAATTACAAGGTGTTACTTATGATTGGAAAAAAAGTGGAAAATCTGATATAGGTTTTATTGCTGAAGAAGTTGATAAAGTTATTCCAGAATTGGTTGAAAAGTCAGAAGATGGAACAGTTGAAGGTATGAATTACTCTAAACTAACATCTATGTTAGTTGAAGTAGTTAAAGATCAACAAAAACAAATTGATGAGTTAAAAAAACTAATTAAATAAATTGTAAAATAACCCTTAAAAAACTAGGGGTTATTTTTCCATGATAAATCAAACTTTTTCTCTACCTTTATACCCTGATTTAACACCTGAATATATAGAAACAGAGCTTATACCATTTATTTTTGAAAATAAAGATTTAATTTATGACATTTATTTTACTGTAAGAATACCACCATTCGATCAAGATGCAATGGGAACAATCTTTTCAGAAGATGATATTGTATCAATGATAGGTAATGCTTTGATAATTCAACAAGCAACTAATGTAACTGTTTCTGCAGTTTTCAATAATAAATTTATATCCCCAAACTACAATAACCTACAAACCTTTATAACCCACTTAAAACCGCTTTATAATATGGGTCTTAGAAGCATAACAATTCCTTTTACATCTTGGTTAATGTTTGGTGAAATTCAAAAAGAGTTTCCTGATATGTTTATTAAAAATACTGTTCTTTGGGCTCTTGATGAACCAAGACAAGTGTATGATGCTTTTATGAATGGTTTTGATTATGTGAATTTAGATAGAAATTTAATGAGAAACCAAAATAAACTCAAAATTATTGATGAAGCTAGAAAAGTAGCAGAAACAAAATTGAATAAAAAATTGTATTTGAGTATATTGTTTAATGAAAATTGTGTCGGTAATTGTCCAATTCAGGAAGAACACTTTCTTTATAATTCTCATAATAATTTAGAAACTCAATCAGATGTATTTTTTAATTCATCAATGAATAAAATTAGTTGTACTGAATGGGAAAAGAATGATAACTCCTATAAATTTAAGAAAAGTAATATACCATTTAATAAATCATTTATAGATGGTTTAAGTATGATTGATGTATTTAAATTGCATGGAAGAGAATCTAAAAATGTATTCAAGAATAGTATTGGTATCATTGAAAGGTTTAGATTGAATGAACCAATATATGATGAGTTTCATTTGTTAAAAGATAAATATAATATAAGTGATAAAAGATTTAATGTATGGATTGAAACTACAAAAAACTGTAATTTTGATTGTTGGAAATGTGATGAATGTGATAAACTTACAAGATAGAGTTCAAAATGCTTTAAATAACAAAATTGAATTAAGACAATGGGTTTATGATATTCATGGTTTGACAAGCCCAAAAACACAAAACTTTTTAAATGTATTGTGTAGTGATATGAATGTATTGGAAATAGGGACATTCTGTGGTGCCTGCACTATCCCAATAGCCTTATCTGCATCAACCATTACAACAATAGATAGTTGGGAAGAACAAGAAGTTGTAAGTATTGAAAAAAAATATCAAAAATATATAAATAAACCAAAGAAGGTATTTTTAGATAATATTTCTGGTCTTGATAATATAACACAAATTGATGGAAACATATTTTCAAAAGGAATTTTTGAAAAATTGTATGGTTGTAAATTTGATATAATCTTTTATGATGGATCACATCAATTGAACGATATAGTAACATTTATTGTGATGTATGAAAGTTTGTTTAAAGACTCTGTGTTGGTATTTGATGATTATAATTTTGAAACCGTTGATGTTGGTATTGAGTTTGGTCTGGAAAATATTAAATTGAAATACAAAGAAAAAATAGATATGAAAACAAAAGGCGAATCCAAAAATGATTATTGGAATGGTTTGTGTGTTATCATATTTTGAATGAGGAATAAAATAAATGGCTAATCTTAAAGGTATAACATCATCTGATGGACAAGTAATTATTGGAAATGATGGTAAAATTGAATATGGTGCTATACATGGAATTCCATCATCAATGGTAGATACAAGTACACACAACCATGATGATAGATACACATCGAAAGCGGCAATAGAAGATGAATTTACTAATATTATGAATAAAGTTGCAATAATGACGAAATCACTAACTATTAGACCATTAAAAACAAAAGGATTTATTAATGGTGGATATAAAAGTGGATATGTTTATGCCCAAAGAGTCCAAAGATTTAATACTGTTACTGAAACGGGTACAGAAATTGGACAAATTGGTTCTGTAACATCACAATATTCCCCTGGTGGTAGTTCTGAGTTAAAAGGTTATTATTTTGGTGATACATCGACTAGTACTGCAAATGATACCTCTATACACACTAGAACTGGGAGGCATGTGGACAAAATTATTTATCTCACAGAAGTTGAATCATACATTGGTAACATAACACATCATAATACAAAATCTACATTATATAATATATATTCTCAATCTAAATTATATCTTTGTAATGAAGGAGCAGGTTGGTCAAAATTAACAGTAACGACTGATACTTGTTCATTAGAATCTTCATCACTTGGAGGACATGGAATGGGTAGACAAGGACTGTCTTCTGAGAATTTTGGTTATGTAACACAAGCTGGTCAGGCAGATAGAACTACACTAAAATATGAATATTTAACTGTTAGTACTTCATCTGGAACAACCCAAAATATAAGACAACACGCAGCAGGCTTATCAAAAGATAAAGATAGAGGGTATTGGATTGATTATGGTACAGCAAATAATTGGAGAATTGATATGATTAATAATTCTGTTTCAAATGTTGTTTGTTTTACAGAAGGATTTGGAGAGTCTAATGCATTAGGGTCTGAAAAAGTAGGTTTTATGATGGGTGGATATGATGGTGCTCAACATGGTAAAGTACAAAAAATGGTCTGGGCGACAGAAGCTGCTTCAAATGTTTTAGGTGGTTCTTTAGCAATACCTCAATCATCTGCTGGTATGGCAGAATCATAGGAGATTAATAAAATGGCAAAAGTATCACAAATAAAAATAGATGGTAAAGAACTTTTAAATAGTTCAAAGAGAATTGATTGGACTAGATTTAAGAATACACCATCAACTTTAGTTTCTGCAAGTGGTCATAACCATGATAGTGTATATTATTTAACATCAATTGTTAATTCAAAATTCAAAACTCAAGAAGATAGAATTTCTGATTTAGAAGAACAAATAGAACAATTGGCATATAAAACGGATTTGATGATGGGTGGTGGTGGATCAACCGGCAACAACATACATAACTATAATTTTTCAAATGAAACAACTAGCCAAATATCAACTACATTGAGTAATTCACCAAATAATACCCCAGGGATTACATCAAAAGATTCTGGGTTTTTTTTAAATAGTTCTAAAGCTGCTTCAAAATTTGATAAATTCACATTAGTTAATACTAATGTTTCAAATGCACCAATAATACCTAAAGGTTCAATGATTGATTTTGCTATTCAAACAAAAGGATTTATAAATGATGGAATTAATCAATGGGCATCATTAGATATAAAGATGGATACATGGACTATCAAACCATCATCAACTGTAAATGCATCTGGTAGACAACAATTATCAAGTATTGTTACTGGATATACAAAAGGTAATGGGACAGGTATGTTAAGAGAATATCAATATTCATCTGGTATTTCAAGAGATATTATCGAGTTTACAACTGTTGATACTACTATTGGTTTAAATAAAAGTTCATTTAAGGGATATTGGTTATCAAAACTCAATGGTAATTTTGAACATACATATAATACAGATGTTGTGCAATCTTTTAATACTTTGGTTTCGGATGCTAACAATTCAAATGTTGGAACAACTGAATATTATGGTATGATACTAGGTGGACAGTCATCTACTGCAGCTTATAAATTGACATGGTTGACATTGGCAGTTTCTTCAGCAACGGATTTAACTACAAATAAAAATGGCGCAAGTTCAATAGAATTTTAGGAGTAAAAATATGATAGTATTAGAATTAGAAATTTCAGGACAGTCGATAGTTAGTGAAGCTGGAGATATAGATTGGGGTATTGTTAAAAATACTCCTCATATAAATATTACAGATAATAATCATTCACACAATGACAGATACTATACACATTCAGAGGTGGATTCAAGAATTAGTTCATTAACAACTGCAATTGATGGTTTAGAAGAAAAAGTTAATAATTTATTTAATTAGGAGAAAAAAATGAAAGAAATACCAGCGGTAGATTTACCAATAACAGATTTAATAGAAGGCAAAAAAGTAGTTATATATACAGCAAATAATAAGGGTGAATTTCCGAATACATTCATGAAGACATTCATTCCTAGTAGTATTCCTATTGATGCAGAATGGTTTGTGGGTTATACACCTATAATAATTGATGGTTTTAATATGTTAGAAATTCCAGATGATATTGCTAAGGGACTTCAATCATTTAATATTATCAATCATTCCATGAAAAGATATAACCAATATAATCAGATGAATGAAAATAATGAGAAATTAGAAATAATTATGTCTGATGAAGATGTAGCTAAACAGATTGAAGCAAAAAAATATTTACTACAATATGAATTAGTTAGATTATATGATATTAAGATAAAAGATTTATATACATCATATGGTTTAGAGAAAGATACTTGGGCTATACAATTAGAAGAAGCACAATCATTCAAGAAAGACAATATGGTGGATACACCATTTTTAACTAATATAGCTGCAATTAGGAAAGTTTCTATCGAAACATTAGTAAACAAAATACTTAGTAAATCTGATGAGTATAAAAGGAATATAAGTACATTGATTGGTAATAAACAATTATTTACTGATAGAATAAAATCTGCTACTACAAATGAGGAATTAAATATTATTTTTGATGAAATAAAAATTGTATAATATAATTTAAAAAGGAATCTTTAATGAGTACAGAAATAGTACAGAAAACATCAGAAAGATTAGAAATCGAAAAACTTATAAAAAAACAACCTACAACAATGTCAAAATACCAAATTGACAACTTTGTTATTAATGAGAAGATGACTGATTTCAAAATTTTGAAACAAATTCTTCTCGAATTAGGTACAAGATACAGAGCTTATGATGATCTTAAAATAGATATTGAAATTGAAGAATTGGAAATAGAAGATTTAGAAGAGAAAGCTAATTCTTTATCTGATAGAAAACAAAAGATTTTAAATCTACAAATTAAAAAAAGAAAAAATAACCTATCCGCCTTTTATAAAACAAAATCAAATCATGAATATGAAATATCAATTATGGAAGAAAATTATAAAGCACTTAAAGAAAGAGTAGATGAAACACCTGAAGAAATTTTAAATGATGAAACTGGTGAAGAAATTTATTGGGTTAATAAATTCATAAAAGAAGCACAAGTTGATATTATGACCAATGGTAGAATAGGTAAAGGTGTGTTGGATGCTATTTTTATGCTGCCTGGACATTTACAAGAAGTTATTATTAATAACTCAATTCAACAAGCAGCAAATTCTAATGGTTTCATAAGTCATAATGAAAATTCAATTATTGAAAATATAAAAGATGATAAAAAGGTTTCATTGATGTTGAATACTATAATTGGTGAAAAAACTGACACCTCTGAGGATTAATTAATGGGATTTAATTTAGATTCTGGTGGAGAATCATTTGGTGATATAAATGATATTTTCTTCAAAAAAGGCGGAAAACCTATAACCAATACCACTCCGCAGAATGGTGGTGGAAAAGTTAATCTAGGTCAAATTTCACAAGACATTGCTGAAAAAGCCAAAACTCTCACAAAAGAAGCAATAGCTACTCCTGGCTCTGGGGCTACAGTAATACAAATTTCCAAAGATGTTATTGGTGGTGAAGAAGATATTAATATTGTTTTAGATGAACAAGAAGAAAGAAGAATGAGAACATCATCTATTAAAAATAAAGATTTTATTAATATTAACAATGGGGATATGGTTACTATTGTTGAACAAACCCAAATGTATAATGGAACGAATCTATATACTGCAAAACAAGAAGATGGTAAATTAGTAACTTATCCTAGGGGTTTATTTGTTGGTAAAGAGAAACAATTTGTTCCTAAAGAATTTTATATTAGAGAAGCAGAAAGAGCTATAGAAGATAGTATTGAAAAATTATATTTACCTTTAAAACAAATTTTAGCAGATAATAAAACATTAGAAGAAACATCAGATGGAATATATCTGGAGTATATGTTAGATACACCAATTGAAATTCTTGGTGGAATAAATGTTCCTGATAAGATTCAAATACCAGTAAAAAGGTTATTTGATATGGAATATAAAATAATGATGTTAGAAAATGTTATCTGTTTAGATAACAAGATCGCATCACTACTTTTTGTGGATATTTGGTTTTAAATTATTATCAATAAAATAATTAGTTAAATCTCTTATAAAGATTTGATTATTATTTATTGGGATATTGATTGGAAGTGTTTCAACATCTAGTAGTTCTAGTACTTCATCAATTTCAAAGTGGTCTTTCATACTTTCCGAGAACAACATTCTATTCAATGTTATTTTGTTCAATTCTTTATTGTCAATATCCATATTATTATTCATTTTATAAACTCAACCTTTACATACTACCAAAATTAAAAGCGAAAGACATTTCATCTTCTTGAGCTTTTTTTTCTGGTGTTAATTCTTGATCAATTATTTTTTTAAGCTTTTCAGCTCTTTGCTTTTTCTTGATTACCTCATCAATATTTTTAAGTGTATCATTTCCATAATTTGCAGTGGGAATATTCGGATTACCTTCAAAATCCATACTAATTACATCATCATCAACATTTGTAAATGGGGTTTTCTTTATATTAGTCATTTTTTACTCTCCTTTATAAGTTATCTATATTAGTATTTATGATAGAAAAAGTGAAAATTATAAAAATTGTATAATAACTATAAAAATAATTAGGAATTAGTATTGAAATTTACAGATTTAACAGATGAACAACAAAAATTTGCATTAACCAAAGATAAACATATAATAGCTCTTGCATCTGCTGGTGCAGGTAAAACACATACCATCATTTTTTTTATAAATGATAAAATAAAGAATGGTGTTAAACCACATGAAATTATCTCATTTTCATTTACGAGAAAGGCTGCAAATGAATTGAAAGATAGAGTTAATAAGTTTTTTGCTAAAGAAAACTATGATTTTAAATATATATCTACTATTCATTCCTTTTGTTGGAATGAGCTCATTAAACCATTCTATAAAGAAGTAGGATATACAAAAATACCTACTATTACTCATGAATTTCCAGAAGATTTTATGGAAAAAGAATTTAAAACCCATGGTAAAAAAATGGAGAAAGGTGCATTTAACAAAAGGTTTATGAAAACAGTTTCAAAAGATTTACAGAATGAAGATTTTTCTGAACCTGAAACAATTAGATTACTACAATACCTAGTGGAACATAATTTAGTAATGTTTGATTTTATGATTCATTTATCAAACTTTGTATTGGAAACTGATGAACACAAAACTAAAGTAGCATTATCTATAGGTAGAATAAAATATGTAATTACTGATGAAGCTCAAGATTTAAATCCAGCACAATATAAGTTTACTAAATTATTACAAACATTATTTACTACTGAAAATTCAAAAACTAATCTTATAAAGGTTGGTGATTTTAAACAATCTATTTATGGATTTAGAGGAAGTGACCCAAAAATTATAAATCAATTCACAGAAGAATTTAATCCATCTGTTGAAATTATGAGTTATAATTTCAGAAGTGCTCCAGAGATAGTTGATTTGGCAAATGATATTGCTGAAACAATTGATTTAGGAAATGATGCTTTAAATGCATCAAAAGAAGCTAAACATGGTTCAAGTATTGAAGAGGGTGAAGTATACAACATTTATGATGTAGAAGAGTTTTTAGATGAATTAAAACTAATTGAGACTCCACTCCACGAAACATGTATATTAGCAAGAACAAATCAGGCGATTAAACAACTTGCAAAGATTCTTGGAAAATTGAATATACCATACTACTTACATACTGAGTATGATATACTTAAAAGAGCAGAAGTTAAACTATTAATGAGTATGTTATCAATTGTTAGTCATGGATATAACAAATCAATTATGATTGATATGATTAAAGCTGTTAAAGGTGGTGTACCTATGAAAATAGCTTCATCAATTAACAAATGTGATAATGTAGCAATGGTAGATAGAATGTTTAGAGATATTAAGAAGATACCAGAGTTATGTAGTGCTTATGCAGATTTAGAAAAAGGGCAGTTTAATTCTGCTATTCCTAAAATCGCTAAAATGATGGAAAACCCTAAGAAACCGGCTGAAGCTATTAAACAATCTTTGGAAAGATTTTATAGAGATTTAAATGAAGTTAAAACCAAAGAAGGATTATCATCATGGATGGAAGCTCTTGAAGAATTGTTATTTGAAGCACAATTCTTAGAAGAAAAACAAGCTGGAAAAGTACAATTAATGACAGTTCATAAATCTAAGGGTTTACAATGGGATAGTGTTATTTTCATATATGATTTTTCATTATTGGAACAAGTTGAGAATGATTTCTATGACTTAGAAGAAGAAAAAAGAGTTGTTTACACAGCTGTAACAAGACCAAAAACTAATTTATGTATATGGGATCTACCAAATTCAGATATGAGTGAACTGTTTTATAAAGGTAAAATGGAAAGAATGGTTGACAATGGAATTAGAAAAGGTTTCTTAGATGTAGATGATTTCGCAAAGTATTAATCTATCACCATTTTTATCATAAATAGATTTATGATAAATGTTAATGAATATAATAAAAATGATAAATTATGGATAGTAGTTCAACAAATAGAAAAAATGTTATATCCTAAACAAGTAAAATATGTTAGTAAAGAATCTGATAAAGGGAAGAAACTTTCATTTGTTTTACTTGATGGAAAAAGAGTATGTGTACCTAACCATTTGCTCTTTGATACAAAACAAGAAGCAGAAATATACTCATCGATAAATCTAATAAAATTATATTATTCATTTGACCCATTCACTATATCTGAAGGTGTTGATGATGAAATCCTAATTGATGCTCATAGATTAATGGAATACTATGAACAAGAAATGCCTGACAGATTCCTATATCATTGGATGGGAAATGTACCAAATAGATGAAACCATATGGGTAGTTATTCACCCCTTTGATACCCCAAAAGAAACAAGAGTTATTAACACTATTTCTTCATTTAGTAATGTATATGGTGAGAAAAGAGATTACCTAGTTAAATATAAAAATAGAGAATTTGAATTAAGGGAAGAAGATGTGTATCCCGATAAAAAAACAGCAGATATTTTCTGGTCTATAATGATTTTACAAGACTATGAGAATACACTTAAATATCCAGATATGTTTTTAACCGATGAATATGAAATAGCAGCAAAAAAAGCCAAACAACTTTTAAACTTATATACTGAAACAGACCCAGACCTCTTATTAAAATACCTTTAAACATAATAAAAAATAATTTATTGTAAAATATATGTAAATCTAACTAAAGGATTAATAAAGTGAATCAATTAGCATCAGGACTTGTGTTTTACCCAGAACTAAATAAGTTATTCTATTCAAATGATTTCATCATGAACTCAGGCCTGAATTTACAACACGTTTCCGACAACCTTGGTGTATATGCAGAATATTTATCTGATGATGAAAGAGACCTACTTTATGCTAAATCTTTAGGGATAAAAATATTTGATGAACAACCAAAGGAATTTAACTATTCTTTAGATGGTATGATTAATGTTGATATGGAAATAAAGAGATTAATTACAGACATGCCAGATTTCAAAGATTTTATTTTAGAAGAATATGAATATATTAAAAATGCTGAACACAATGTTTTGTTATTAAAAATTGCATTTCTTTTAAAGAGACACTTAGATAGTAAAAATAAAAGTGTTTATCTTATGAGAGGTTCTGGAATTTCATCATTTATTTTTTATGCTTTAGGATTGAATAAAGTTAATCCATTAAAATTTAGTTTAGATTATAAAAATTTTTGGAAAAATTAAAAAGGAGAGGTATTGTGAGTACAGATACTACTAATACAGAAGAAGTTAAACCGGAACCAAAGAAGAAAGGTAGACCTAAATCAGAACACTATGTTAAAGAGAGTGAATTGAGAGATGAAATTGCATTATCAAAAGCTAAAGCATTAAAAACTATCACCGAATTAGAAGCTTCTTGGGAGAAGAAAATAGATGCCGTTTCTACAGATGTAGAGAAAGAAGCTTTAAGAAAAGAAGCTGAAGAAGACATAGCAAGAGCTAAAACAAAAACTTACTGTACTGCAAGGTTAGGTGAGATTGTTGTATTAACTGTTGATAGAGTGGGAACACAGACAAAATTTAGACACTATACTTACTTAGATGATATGAAAGCTGAAGCAATATATCAATCTATTAGAGGTATTAATAAATTCTCTCTTGATAAAGTGAATGATGCAGGTCAGAAAAGTTCATCTTTTTCTTACTTAACACAAATTATTACAAATGCATTCAGACAAATTCTTAAAAAAGAAAAAAAGAATAGAGAAATTAAAGATCAGGCAATAGAAATGGCACTTGATCAACATTCTGATGTTGATGTAGATTTTGAATCTATTAAGAGAAAGAAAGAAAGAATGGAAATGACTAGTGAAAGATAAACTTTTCACTAGTTTTTTTGTATAATAATATAAAACAAATTAAAAAAGAAAGGTTACACCACATGACATATTTTGAATTCCTAGATGATATAAACAACAACTTTAGAGTATCTAAAATGATTGAGATTATCAAAGTAGAACAGGATGTTGAAAACAATGAATTATTAGCAGTTGCATATGAAGCTACAAGATCTTTGATTATTGTTGCGAACTATAAGGATATACCAAATATTGATATGCCTCAGATTCAAGGTTTTTCACAATTAGATTTTATTAAACAAATCATTAACTTAGAATCAGCAGGTAGTAAATCATCTGTTAAATTTAAAGAGAATGATGAAATAGCTGTTGAAACAACATTCAAAATTGATACAGCAACAATTAAAGCAAAGAATGTTGCTAAATCATTATTACCAGCTACACCAAGCAAATTAAGTGCATTTGAAGGTGATATTACTGTTGATTTAACAGATGGAGATATTGCAGCAATAACTAAGTTCTTAAGCTTATCAATTTTTAATGCAAGCGTCTTTTTAACTAAGAGTTCTAAAGGTAAACTATCATTTAAATTGACTAATGATGTCGATACAGTAGATTTTGATACTGATTATGATGTTGAAGATGGGATCTTAGATGAACCATTTAAAATTGACTTAGAAAGATTAATGGCAATCTTAAAAGTAGGTTCTGAGGGTGTTACATTAGCAGTTTCTGAAAAACAAAATTTAGTAAGAATTATTAAGTCCAATAACATAGCAGATTACCAATTTTATATGATTAAAAAAGCTTCTTAATAAAAAAATCTCTTCTTCCCTTATAAATAACATAAACAAATATTAAAAATAAGGGATAAGAGATAATGCTAACAGAAGATTTAAGAATTTTAGCTGGTTTACAGGAAACAAAATCAGTAGAAAACCCTCTACCAAAACTTATCAAAGAAGAACAAACTCAAATCCTAAAAGAAAAACAAAGAATAATTGATGAACAAAAAACTGTTATTACACATTTTGATGTATTCAAAGATAAAATGGAAAAATATAATTTGATGATTGAAAGAGTAATGACCTTATTCAATGATAAAAATCAAAAAGAATTTGTTGATGGATTATTTGAAACAAAATACTCACACTTACAAAAATTTGCCGATGTAGTTATAAATGATTCAATATCTACATCGGTAAATCACTTAGAAAAAAATTACTACACTCTTAAAGAAGAATTGGAAAAAATTGAATATTTAGTTGAAGCTGATAATGAATCATCTGGTAAGGATTATTTTGTATCAACAACTATATTCTCGAAAGATACACACAATCTACATATTAGTTTATTCAAACAAAAAGATTTAGAAGAGAAATTCTCAAATGAGATACCTTATGGTTCACAAGTAATTTCATTGGGTGAAAACCTAGCTGTTGTAAAGGATTCTGGTAAGAAATATTATACATCTCTTTCACCAAACCAATTAATAGAATTAGAAGAAAAAGGTTTCCTTATATAATTAAATTGAATTAAAAATATTTCTAACATAAATAGATATAATATAAATGATTAATAGGAGATCAATATGAAAAAAGTATATGAATACTTAAAAGTATTATCTGAAACGAAAACAGATGATAGAGCATTTTTTTTAGAAACATTAAAAATGAAAAATTATGCAGATGTTGAGTTATCAGAACAAGATATGTGGGTACTAACTAATGCATCACAAGATGATGAATATATGCAAATTAAATTAAAAGAAGCAGATGAATTGAGTTTAGATACTGAAGCACCATCAGAAACTGGAGAAGAATTAAGTTTAGATACACCATCAGAAGAAACTCCAACTGAAACAGATGCAACTGAAAAATTAACTTTAGCTGCACCAGCAGAAGAAACTCCAACTGAAACAGATGGAGAAGAATTAAGTTTAGATACACCATCAGAAGAAACTCCAACTGAAACAGATGGAGAAGAATTAAGTTTAGATGCACCATCAGAAGAAACTCCAACTGAAACAGATGCAGATGGAGATGCAGATGGAGATGCATCTGAAGAACCAAAAAAAGAAGTTGAAACATCAAAAGAAGGTATTGGTATTTTACCATTATTAGGTGAGATCCAAGATAAATTGGCAAATGGTAAACCATCTGAAGTTGAATTAGCGGCTTTAAAAGCAATAAAAAAATTAGTTGGTTAAAGTTAATTTAGGTAACTAGTGTATATAATACAAAAAATTTCATTATTATTTGAAATTTTTTGTAAAATAAATATAAATAATAATATGGAGATGCACAATGTGGTCTTCAAAATTTGTGAATTGTCTTAATTAAGAGATTCATTGTAAACACAATAGACTTATTAGTTATTGTTTTGGATATGTGGTAATGATTTTGGTCGATGTTATCATAGAGATAAAAATAAAATAGTAGAAAATGAAACACTACTAAACTGTCTATACATACAATTAATCCCTTCTTAAGACTATTTTCAATATAATTAACATTATAAAAACCTATTAGAATGTTCAAATGAGGCGTACTCATATGAGTCGCTTCAAAGAATATTTTAAAAAATTCGCTTAAAGGAGGAATTTGGGATGAGACACACAATGTTATACCCACAACACGCTATGCTTGATGATATGATAGCACAATTTTTTGGAGATGCTTTTAATAATCAGAAAGCCAATTCTAAGTATCCACTTACAGATGTTTATGATGAAGATGGAATTGCTTATATGGAAATTGCTGTTGCAGGATTTTCAAAGGATGAGATAAAGATTACAGTTGATTCGAATACTTTAACTGTTAAAGGTGAATCTTTGAAAAAAGATACAAGTCATAGAAACTATATCAAAAAAGATATTGCTACAAGAAATTTTGAAAAGTCTTATAGTTTGATGTTTGATGTAGAATCTGTTGATGCTGAGTTTAATGATGGTATATTAAAAATAAAGTTAGTACCATTTATACCAGAGGAAACGAAACCAAAACAAATAGAGATAAAATAAAGGTTTTGAATGAAAAATATATTTGTAGCTGTTGTTAATGAAAATCACTCAAGAAATATAGAATGTTATAATGATTACTCTAAAAGAGTTAAAAATGGTTATACCATAATAAAATTGAAATTTGTTAGAGATAATTATCATGAATCTGGCGATATGCTTATAAGACCAATGGATCTTATGTATAAAGCAGAAATGATTTATGATATATCCAACCAGCAATTTTATAAAAATAGATATGATGTGAGTGGTGGTAATGAAGCTACAAATTTACCAAAAGAAACAAAACCCTTATTTGAAACCATTATAGATGTTTCAAAACTAAAACCTATAGATGAACTAAAATTAAATTACACTAAAAGTAATTTAATAGAGGCCATTTATTTGACAGGTAAATTAAGTAATTATATCAAAGATATTGACCCAATTTATTATGAGTTGATAAGGTATAGGTATGGAAAAAAAGTTAATCCAAATTTTTTAGAAAATTTGATTACTGAGCATCCAGAATATTTGATTTAAGGTTCATTTGAACTTAAATCAATTATAATATGTTTTTTAAAAATATTAAGGAGAAATTAAAATGAGTAACAAAATTAATAGTGTATGCATTGGTGTGGATTTAGGAACCACAAATTCGGCAGTATCTGTGTATGAACAAGGTACATATAAAATCATTCCTAATAAAGAAGGTAAAAATACAACACCATCAATTGTAGCTTTCACAGATAAGGGTGAAGTTTTAGTTGGTGAATCTGCAAAGAGACAAGCTGTAACAAATCCATTGAAAACAATTGATTCTATTAAAAGAATTATGGGTATGATGTTTGCTGAACCAAAAGCAAAAGAAGCAGATGAGAAAACACAATACAATATAATTAATAAAAATGGTGCATGTGCAGTTGAAGTAGGGGATAAAATTTATACACCTCAAGAAATTTCTGCAAAAATTCTTTCAAAACTTAAAGAAGATGCAGAGTCTTACTTAGGACAAAAGGTAACTGATGCAGTTATCACAGTTCCAGCATACTTCAATGATGCACAAAGAAAAGCTACTCAAGAAGCCGGTACAATTGCAGGATTAAATGTACTTAGAATTATCAATGAGCCTACAGCAGCTTCATTAGCCTATGGAATTGATAAAAAAGAAGAAGAAACATTGTTAGTTTACGATTTTGGTGGTGGTACATTTGATGTTTCAGTTATTGAAGCTGGTGATGGTACATTTGAGGTTCTTTCAACAGATGGTAATGCTTTTCTTGGTGGAAAAGACGCAGATAAATTAATCGTAGATTATATGGCTGATGAATTCAAAAAAGAAAATGGTATTGACATTAGAAATGACAATATGGCTATGCAAAGATTGATGGATGAAGCGGAAAAAGCTAAAAAAGAATTATCTGCAACAAATGAAACTGATATTAACTTACCATTTATCACTGCTGATGCAAGTGGACCTAAACATTTGGTAACAAAATTGACTAGAGCAAAATTTGAATCTATGATTGAAAACATTGTAGATGAAACAATTGAACATGTTAAAACATCTTTAAAAGATGCAGGAATGAAAACAACTGATATTGAAGAAATTGTAATGGTTGGTGGTTCAACAAGAATCCCATTAGTTCAAGAGAAAGTTACATCATATTTTAATGGTAAACAATTAAATAAATCTGTAAACCCTGATGAGGTTGTTGCTGCTGGTGCCGCTATCCAAGGTGGTGTTTTAAGAGGTGATGTTAAAGATGTATTGTTGCTTGATGTTACACCATTATCAATTGGTATTGAAACAATGGGTGGAGTTATGACTAAACTTATTGAAAAAGGTACAACAATACCTGTACAGAAATCAGAAACATTTTCAACTGCTGCAGATAACCAACCAGCTGTGTCTGTTAGAATAGCACAAGGTGAAGCTGAATTATTTGAATCTAATAAATTATTAGGTAATTTTGAATTAGGTGGTATTGCTCCCGCCCCAAGAGGGATTCCAAAGATAAAAATTGTTCTTGATATTGATGCTAATGGTGTTCTTAATGTTTCTGCTAAAGATGAAGCAACTGGTAAAGAAAACTCAATTACTATTTCGGGATCATCTGGATTATCAGATGAAGAAATTGCTAAAATGGTAGCTGATGCAGAAGCTGATAATGAAAAAAATAAAGATAAAGTGGAAACTATAAAAGTTAGAAATGAAGTTGATGCAACCGTTTCACAAGTTGAAAAATTTATTAAAGAGAATGAATCTGTAGATACTTCTGAGTTACAAACAGCATTAGAAAAAACTAAAGAAATTCTTGCTAATGAAAATCATACAAAATCTGAGTTAGAAACTACTAAAGATACTCTGATGACTAAGTATCAAGAAGTTGGTACTAAAATATATGAAAATCAACAAACTAAAGCACAACCTGAAACTGCAAAAGCAAACACAAATGATGTTGTTGATGAAGATATTATTGATGCTGAGATTTCTGATTAACATCTATTTTTATAAAAATGTAAAATAGGAGACAAAAAAGGATTTAAAATATGCCAAGAAGAGAAGAAACTGGTATTAAAGGTTGTTTCCATATACACATTGAAAATGGTCAAATTAAAAATGTTTTTAGTCATATGGATGATTTTCCAAAAAATTGTGTAATACATATGTTGCCTGAAAAGGTTTATACTGTTGCTGAATTTAAGGAAGACCATCACTTTGATAAAGATGAAGTACAAGTACCTTATGATGGTAAGATTCATGAGTTGAAAGAAAACTCAATAGTTATTAAAGAATGTGGTACTGTTACAGCAGAATTTATATATGACTGTGAAGCAGATTTACAGAGAAAAAAATCAAATGGAGAAAAGACTTCTAATTTTTAGTCTTTTCTTCAATATATTCAATGATACTATTAACACTATCTTCAGCACTTAAAAAAGATTTATACTCAAGTTTATTATCAAATAATTGGAATTTAATTAAATTATCGATGTGGGTCGCTTCTTCTAAACTTTGAATTCTACCTTCTTGTTGGTATTTTAACTTAATATTTCTTTCTAAATATATATTGATATTTTTGAAACTATTATGCCACTCTAGTATGGCACTTTTTGTTTTATCTTTATCTGATGTATTATCTGTATTCACCATATTGTAAACTAATCCATGAACTAATGATCCATCAGTTACAATATAATCAGTTTTACCAACTAATGATTTTAACAATTTATTTTGATAATATGACACATGATATTGATTATTTAATAATTCAAATTCTTCAGTCCATACTAATTGTTTAGCATATTCTGGTACAATTTCAGCATTATAACCTTTCATTTTAAGTTTAGCAAAAATTAAAGAAGTCATAACAGACTTGCCCACCCCTGGACCAGCTATAAAATTTATCAAATATGACATTATAAGCCTTTTTATTGTATATTATACAATAGAAAAGTTTCTGTTTATGAGTGTATGCTGTAATAAATAGATTAGAGAAAGATGTTTAATTGAAAATAGTGATTTAATTAATAAATAAAGAAAAATAAATCTAATGGAGAAAATTGTGGTTAGCATTGAAATAAGACAAAATAACAAATTTGTACCAGGTTATCCCTATAATAGTAGTGTTGATGAATATTTCAAAGGATTATCTGATGAATTTATTAGTAACTATGGACTATCTGATGAAGATGCTATCAATATAAACAATCACAAAAATCAAACTCTAAAATTTGATAGAGATTTACACACATTTATTATAAAACTATCATCATTTATAAAAGGTTTTGAAAATGAAGGTCAATTGATTATTGATGATTATGAAAAATTAAAAGTATCATATAAAAACCTTAAAGGGCAAGTAGAAATTTATACGACAACAGTTGAAACATCTCAGAATGATTTTGATTATTCCTCAAATAATATTGCTGTTATGAATTCTGATTTGGAAAAGATCAATGCACTCATATTATTTTATGAAAGTCAATTGATTGATGAAACCTTTGAATATAGTGATGGGTATATAGATGAAACAACCGAAAGATTACAAATTATTGATGATGTAATTTTACAGAATACAACCGATGAAGCTTATTATGCTGATTCTGTATCTAATAAGGTATCAAATTATATTAATGAACTTGCTACTGTTGCTTCATATGGTGGGTATGAAGAGATTTCATTAAGAAATCATTATGAAGCTTGGAAAAATAGACAAGAAGAGTATTACCAAGCACTAACATCTTATTTTAAAGATGAATATGAAAGTTCTTGGACATACGGTCAAAGCTTAGCATATGGTGAAAAAATAACACATGTTGATGCTAAGAAAAAAGAGATAGAAAATGTTTATTCATTATGGAAACAAACATTATTTAAGACATATGAATTCAAATATGAAAAACAGCTTAAAGAGTATTCTATGGCTTGGCTCCAGGAAAGAGAAACATTTGATAAATTAGATTTCACAAGAGCTGTAGAAGAAGAAAGAAAAAAAATATTAAATATTGATATTCCATTAATAGAGAACTTAGTTCAAGATAAAACCTCTGCATTAAGATCGGTTATATCACTTACTAAAGAGCAAAATTATTACAAATATATTGAATTAATACAACTTAAAAGAGAGCATATATATAAAAATATATTGAATAACACTATAGATCAAGATCTATTAGATGCATATACATCAAAAATGCTAACATTTAAAGCGGATTATGAATTTGTAAAAACAAAAATGTCTCAATCAACTTATTGGAATTATTATTATGATTTGGAGAGATACCAATCATTATTAACAGATATTAGAAGAAAGTATGATATAGTTGTGTTAGCTATATCTAGAGATTTTCAAAAAGAGTCAGGATCTAATGAACATACAAATGAGAAAATTGATTTTTATAAAGAAGAAAAAATAGATATTAAAAGAAAAATTTCAGAACTAACGGTATTAAAAGATAAGATAGAAATAGAACTAAATGCAAATAATGATGAACTGACACTTTTAAAATCGAAATTATTTGAAGTTGAAAAATTAATTTCTGATAAAATCAATGAATACCTAGTATATTTTGATTCGAGAATAACATTTTTTACACAGAATATTGAAATAACTGAGAAAGATGGTATCTCTGATTTAATTGATGGAAATTTTTATAAAGAATTTAATGAAAAATTTGATATTATAAAAAACTATAATTCAAATATATTGTGGTGGAATGTCGATAATAAACATAAATTATTTACCCATTATGAAACTATCCTTGATAAATTGAATATGAGTATGATGAATGAATGGGAAATAGAGTTTAATCATGAAATAATGTCCATAAAAAAAGTGGAATATTATAGCTATTACATTGATAACAAATTAAGAGAATTATATGTGAAAATTCATAAATTTATACTCGACAAAACCTATGATTTAGTATTCTATGAAAATGTTTCAGTAGAATTGGAGAATATTTTCAAAAACTTTTCTAAATTGGTTGATTATGCATTTGATGCCAATAAAAATATAGAAATAAACACAGATATTTTTGATTATTCTGATAACTTAATTTTTAGAATAAGTGAAAATATTGAAACTAGAGAAAATATTATATCTACATTTAGTGAATTTACAATGGTTGTAAAATCATATGTATTCGAAAAAAATAAATCATTTAGGTTGGTCGATATTGAAATTGAAAATATGGACAAAGTAAATAAAATATGGAATGATATGGAGAAAAAGTATGTTTAAAGAAAAATTTAACACTTTAGTTGTAGCTATTGAAGATTTTATATTACAAGGAAAATTAACTCCTAATTTTGAAACTACTGCTGACCAAGTAAAATTCTATAGAACTGTGGTTGATGAATACAATACACTTAGACATAATTTAGTTTTAGTTTTGAATAGTATTGATCAAACTAATGTTAGTTTATTACAGGAAATAGAAAAAAAACTTGGCGAATTAGACGCTAATTTTGAAAAATACAAAGATGAATTTATTGTTAAAAGTTATATTAAAGAATTAGAATCTTTTGATGAAAAAAATAATTTCTTTGAGAGAATATATAAATTTGAGAGAATGTTAGTTGAACAACCTTTAAAGAAGATTGATTCTGAGATTCTTCAAGACATATTGGTTTATGTTAGAGAATTTGCAGCAGCTACAGAAAAATATTACTTTTTCACAAATAATCCATTCAATATTGATGAAGATTTAGGTATTGTCATCCCACAAAGATTAGAATATGATACTGCTGATAAATTTATTAATGGTGTTTATAATTACATGTATGGGTTATACAATTTATACAAGTCTGAAAATGAAGATGCACTAATACAGTTAGATGCATTAGAACAAACATTGAGTGAAAAATTATATGGTTTCGCAGACGATTTAAGAAATGCTCAGAAAAATAAATATCATGCTATATATGGAACAACACCTGAAGAATATTTTGAAAAAGTTAATTCAATAAAAAAACCATTAGCTGATAAACTGTATGAAATTGTCGAAAGTGGTGTTTATAGATTTTATGCCTTAACTAAAATATTCAAAACAAATGAAACTCAATATACTGAATTAATAGAAGATTATGTGAATAATGATTTATATGTAACCTATGTGGATAATAAATCATTTGTTGATGATCTTGATAAATTGCAGGAATTTGTGTACTTATTAGAAGATGGAAAAGTTAATGAAGACAAAGATTATATATTAACGGATATAAATTTTAAATCATTGGTTGAAAATTTAATTTCTAAATCTAAAGATAAGAAAAGAAAAATTTACTATACTCAAAAATATCATAAAACTGGTATATCTACTGTTATGACATATGAATTTTACCAAACAAATCAATTTTTAAAAGATATTAAAATTTATTATTATGAATTGATGACAATGAATCTTGCAACCCATTCAAAATTAACAATAGATGAGTATGGTGATGATACTATAAATGAATATAGAGTTATATATAAATCAACTTTATCTAAATATAACCAATTTATTGCACAAGAAAGAGATTTTATGAATGATTTTGAAATTCAAAAGTATTTGAATACATTAGAATCATTACAAAAAAAGTTAAAAATATCAGCTATGAACTTTTTTGATGCCGCTATAAAAACTTCACCGGCAACATTTGAAGAAGCAATTGAAAATAATTACAGAACTTTATTAGATAAATTAGAATTTGATTTAAATTACCAAAGAGAGAAAAATAGTATTGACATTATAAAACTTAATTCTAATGCTGATAGAGAAAATGCATTAACAAAATTAAGAGATATTCAACAACATATGGATAAATTAGAACATATATTGTATCTAAGTAGAAAATATATTTTCATTGATATGACAAACTTTATCGAAGAAACGATTTATACACCATATAAATCATTTTATGAAGATATAAAAGTTTCTTTTAATAAAGAAGAGTATATCAAACTTATAAGTGATTATGATACATTTTATAAGGAATCAATATTTGATTTTAATATGTTATTTTCATTAGAAAGACTATCTATCTCAACTGAAAGTATTTTCAGTAAGATTGAGAAAATGAATAATACTTATATCGATGAACAAATTAGTGAAAAACAATCATTTAAAAATCAAACTGAATTAAATTTCGTTATAGATTTATTTGATGATGAGACATATAAAGTTGTTAGAAATGAATTATTTAGTCAGTTAGATATATATTATGAATTTGTTTTAGTTGAGAGACCAAATGAAAAAGCATTTTTAATAAATGAAAAAAACCTAAAGAAAGTTTATTTTGATAACCAAATTATGAAACTTAACTACATAAGATTGTATCACAATGTTATTGGTATGAGAGAAAGATACAACAAATTAAAGATTGATGTTTCATCATATATATGGTTTCCAGAATTAAAAAATATTATTGAAAAATTTGATTATAAAGAAAGATTAGAAACATTGATTTTGAATCAGAATAGAGTATTATCAGAGATAACAAAAATGATTGTAGAATATACATCTGATAATAATTTCAATATAGTTGATGTATCGTCTGAAAGTATTGTGAATATTGAATCATATAATAATATGACATTGTTAGATATAAATTCATATATTGATAATATTCAAAAGGTCGAAAATCTATTAGAGTATGAAATGTTAAAAAGTGAATTTGATGTATTGTATTCAACACATAAAAACCAATGGTCTGGTTTTATATTTAATAATGAAATATCTAAACCTAAGAAAGTTTCATATACTGACCAAGAAACATTTGTTGGGTCAGTACCATTTTCGGTTGAATTAGAGGCAAAAGAAGAAACTGTTGATATATCCTCTGATGGATCGGTGCAGAAATGTACCTTTGAGTGGGATTTTGGTAATGGTATTTTAAAATCTGGAAAAGAAACTTTCTACACATTTTATGAAGAAGGATTACAAAAAGTTAAGTGTACAATGACATATCCTTCTGGTAAAACTGTAACAAGGTTCTTAGAGTTTAAAGTTGATGGTGCTACAAACAGTCAATCTGTTAAAACAGAAACATTTAAGTATTCACCTATTACTAAGATTGATAGTACTGCTAAAATTACATACTATGATAGTGAAGAAGGAAAACAAATAACTATACCAATTAACATTGATATACCTGCAGATAAAACTATTACTGATATTTTAGATGAAGGTTCTATTCCAGTAAGTGAAAGTGAAGCAGAACTATTAGCTATAAAACAAGGCTTAGTTATATTGGGTTATGAAGGTACAGAAATAGCTGGATTACCATTTAATAATGATACTATTTTTACAGAAGATTTTGAGATGCCTGAAGAAGCAGAATTCTTATTTGATTTTAAAATAAGTGATCCGATTATGGGTAGAAGTAGTATTGACATTAGTGAATCAAAATTTATTGATTATATTACAAAAGCTCCAAAAAGTAAAATTAATTCTGTATATGAGATAGAAGATGCTAGTGTATTCCAACCAATAACATCAAATATACTACCTGTTTTAGTAGGTGACATACTTATTATAAAAAACAAAATGGCAAGATATGCTGTTGTTGAAATTGTTAATATGAGAGAAATTACTGATACAGAAGAACAATCTTATTATTTTGAAATAGAATTTAAGGTGCATGTTAATATTTCATTAAACAAATATGATAGAATGGTATTTAAACCAAATGAAACAACATTGAATGTTCCTACATTGGTATTTAAATCAGATGTTAAAGAAATGTTTGCAGGATTAATTGCAAGTTTAGAAAGAATAGATGAATTAAATATTGAATTGAATTCTACTGATGATATGGAAAAACAATTAACTATAAAGAATGAAATATTGCAATTAGAACAAGAAAACTCATCATATTATCTATTTGAAGAATATAATAAATTAGAAGCAAAGATATTTGGGTTAAAAGAATATAGAGAAATATTGTGGGGAGAATGTAATGTAAGTGATACAAGTTGTTTGGAAACATTAAAAACTAAAAACAACAAATTTAAAACACAAATACAAAACACTATTGGTTCTCAGTTATACATGAATGGTATTCATGCTTATGATTTCACTAAAAATATTGTAGATTTAACTGTTCTTAATGAATTATATGAAGAACAATTATTAGCAATGAAAATATTGTTAGATACATATAATTTCAAAAAATATGATTCTATCAATCACTTTAAAATGCAATTACATAAATTAAAATATTTTCCAATTGAAGACATTCAAGAGTTAGAAACATTAGGTAAAAGTTATACATTTAAATTATCGATGTTAGTTGAAAAAATAAGAGACTTTATTTTCAAAATAAAAATATTGCTTGATTTTCCTATTCTTAGTGAAGGAAAACATATATTATTTAGTCAAATTTTCACAAGACCAAAGATGAATGAATCAACTGGTGAATGGTTTGAAGCTAAAAATCATGATTTCTATCTGCTTAATAAGAAACTAGAAATGGTGTTTGGTTGGGAAAGTGAAAAAGTAGAAATGGGTGCGAATTATATACCAATGATTGAAGATGTTATATTAGAACAGAAAGAGTTATTTGGTAATGGTTTAACAAATGATGATTTATCTAATTTAGGTAATTATATTCAGGTAGTGGAACAAAAAGCTATTGATGAATATGATGATTTCTTTATGATACCTTATTGGATAGATTATTTAAAGAATAAAAATTAATACAAGGAGAAAGTTATGGGTGCAATAATGAGTTTAATTAGTAATGCTTTAGGAGCAATTACATCAGTTATGGGATTTTTGGATAAAAAAGATACTGAAAATACTATAAGAAAAGGATATGAAGAAGAAAAGAGAGCAGATGCTCTTGAAGAAGATAAAGTTGTTGGTGAAAAACTATCAGAAACTAAAGATAAAGTTAATGAAACTAAAGATAAAGTTAAAGCAATTAGAGATGCTAATTTAAAAGATGCCGAATTAACTGAAGATGAAGTAAAAGAAGAATTAGATGAAATTGAAGATGAAGATGACCAAACTAAGAGAGCAAGAGAAATTAAAGCTGCTAAAACTCTTAAAGAAAGAAAATCTATGGTAAAGAAAAAAGTTACTGCATCTACAGATTTCAATGATGGTAAAACAATCTCTTTTGGTGGATAATCCTATGAAATATTATATAATTAGTATTCTAATACCATTTTTTATTTTGGGTTGTGCCGGAATTGATACAACTAAAAGATTGGAAACTGTTGTTGATAGGGAATATATACCAAAAGAGTGTCCTCAATTTACACATAATTTAGTAATTGATGGAAAAAAATATTCAACTAATTATGATATATCGGTAACATCAGTTGTTACTGACTTAGATTCATTTATAGAATCATTAGAAAGAAACAAACTAGCAAGACAGACATTCAATTCTGGTGTAAAAGAATCTAATAAAGCATTAGTTATTTTAGGTGAACCTGAAACATCACATTTTAAAAGAGTTAAAAAGAGGATTTTGGTAGATAGGATTTGTCCTAAATTCATTTATAAACCAAATATAAAAGCAAAGAAACTTACAGACAATTTTACACCAGAATCAAATACAACTTATGTAGTGATAACATTGGATGAAATGGTAACTGAATTACAGAGAAATAAATTTGCTAGAGAAACTTATAACAACCAAATAGACACAATAAATAAAAAAAGTTTTGTTAAAGGATTAAAAGCTAGATTTGATAATACGGTTACAATATCTGTTGAAAAGATAGATGAAACAACTAATAAAATCAAAAAACTTGCAACTGATACTGTAAAGGATAAGGTTAAAGAAACCACTAAAGAAACAATATTTGGTGATTAATTAAAAAATCCCATATTAACTTTAAATATCAAAAAATAAAAGAATTTCTGTATAAATAAGTGAAATTAAAGATTAAAATTGATAAAATAGGAGCATAATATGGGTAAACTTACAGATTTACTTAAATCGAAGCAAACAGTTCAATCTAAAACAAAAATTAAACATTTGCATGAGAATAGAATAGCATCAATTCCGGAATATAATCCAATTGATTCATCAACTAAAGAGTATGATGATATAACATTTGATCTAACTGATGAGGAATACTCAGAAGTATTAGATTCGGTTGTTTCAATAGACACAAATGGAAAAGATAGAAGATCAATAATTATAGGTATGTATGGTGGTATTAAAAATCCACAGACACAAAAAAGATTTGTAATTCCTGGGTTGGATTATGCCACAGAAGACTATGTTTATGTTTATTCAAAACATATGCAGATGTTGGTTAATACACCAGAAGATTTCAAAAAGATTATGAATTGGGAGTAGAAAATGAGTATATATACATCGTTATTAACAGAAGCAAAAATTACAGATAAAATTACATCAAGAGCTAAAATAACATTTAGTGGATTGATTGACACTATTCTTAATTCAGATGATCAAAAGATTGATGATAGTAATATTAGTAACTTTTCAAAAGAATTAGGTATTAGTAAATCATCATTGGAGAAATATGTTGAAGTAGCAAAGAAACAAAAATTCTTGAATGTTGATGGGTCTGTTGCAACTAAATATGCACAGGATTCAAAAGGCACATTGGTTACTGGTGGTAAAATTTCAAATTCTTTAACTAAAAAAGCAAGGAAATTTAGAGCACCAAAAGTAACTAACAATAACTTATTTTCAAAACAAGTTCAAAAAATGCTTACAAATATGGAAGGTCAAGCAGCAGCAAATGGTGTTAAAAACTCATTAATGCTTACTGGTGATCCTGGTGTTGGTAAAACATCATTCATTAGAAGTTTTGCTAAATTATTAGGTTTACCATTAGTAACAGTAGAAGCTCCACACATTACAGAAGAACACATTATTAATATTCCTTTCATGATTATTAAAGGTAATAAAGTTAAAAAAGATAGTGCTGCATTGGAAATAGCAGGCAATCATACTTTAGAAGATGAAGCTGAATCATTTGAAATCGTTCAAGCAGAATCAAACTTAGTTACTAAGTTGAAAACAATGAAAAATTTTAAAATGAAAGATATGGAACATTTGACTACTGTTGCAAAAGATAAGAATTTAAGAAATATATTTGGTAATTTCAAAAGATCTATTGATAGTGTTAGAGATTCATATAACTGTATATTATTCTTAGATGAGTATTACAGAAATGACAATATGAAAATTAGAAATATTCTTAGAAATATATTAAATGGTAGAATTGGTAATGACAGAATTCCAAAAGGAACATTTATTGTATACGCATCAAACTTAGATGATGATGGATTAGAAGATATTCCTATGAATAATGACTTTGAAGAAATGGAATTCAAAGCACCGGACAAAGAACAATGGTTTGATTATATACTTAAAAAATATGAAGAAAATGATGATAAAAAACATCCAGATATTAAATTAGACCACAGGGTTTATAATAAGTTTTATGATATTTTAAATCAAAATGATTTATCTCATGATGATGAGAATGCTGATGTAAGAAGTTCACCAAGAAGATGGGAACAATTGTTACTTTATATTAATGCTAATTTACCAGTTGCAAATGTTAAAGAAGCCAAAATCCTTATGTCTAATGTTGAAGTAAACTTTAGAAATTATATTGAAGGAGAAGTATCGGATTTATTCCCTAAAATTCAAAAAGCTGTTGTAGAATTGGTTAAAGAAACATCTGGTGTAGATTTTGATGGTAGTACACATAACCAAACTGAATGGAAAGATGTTTTAGAACAACAATTAGCAACAAAAATCAAAATGGATTCGAATACTAAAACTGTTGAAGATGAAGCTAGAAAATATATACCTGTTGTATCTGGTGAGCCTGGTATTGGTAAAACTGCTCATATGAGTCAAGTTGCTGATAATTTGGATTTATATTTTATTCATGTTGATGTTGCTACATTAACTAGAGAATCAACAACTGGTATTCCAAAAGCTGCACAAGTTGTAGAAGATGGACATGCTTTGGTTGATAAAGATGGTAATCCAATTATGAAAACAGAGTTTTCAAAACCTGAGTTATTAGGTTTAATTGAAAAGAAAATGGAAGAAGCTATAGCTGAAGATTCAATTTTCCCAGAAGATCAAAGAAAGAAAGGTAAAGGTAAATACAAATTCTTATTATTATTTGATGAATTAACAAGAGCTGATGCCCAAGTATTTAACTCTATTAGAAAATTATTATTAGAAAAATCATTTAATGAAAAATATGATTTACCAGCTGAGATTATGGTTGTTGGTGCTCTTAATCCAGAAGATGAAGGAGTTGGAGAATTAACTAAACACACAAGAGATGTTGTTGATATTATTCCAGCAAGAGCTAGTTGGGCAAAAACTGAAAGTTACTTATTAGGACAAGAAAGACCAACAGGTTTAGAAGATGCATTAGGATTTGATTGTAATAGTGCAACTGTAGGTGCAGTTAAAGCTGTATTAGCACAATACCAATCAAGAGATGAAGATTGGAGAGGTAATCCAGTAGTTAAAGAAGAAAGAATGTTTAATCTTATGGAAGGTGGAAATGTTATATATGTATCACCAAGAGAGCTTACAGATATTGTTTCAACAACAAATGCAGCAATATTAACAACATTAACTAAAGTAGGTGTAGCATCTAAATTGAATACAACTGTTAATGATGAGATGACTGATATGAGTGATGATGATTTTATTGCTGCAATGATGGCTCAATCAGAAGACTCGAATGCAACAGCTCAAAAAGTTGATAAAGAAAAGGGTATTTTCAATCCAAAATATACATATTCTGAAGAAGATTTTGATATATTTATTGATGCTATAATTGATGAATTAAGAGATGCATGGGCTGGTAAAATGAGTTTTACATGTAAGAAACAAGAAATTGATCCTGCAAACTTCTTATCAATTACAACTGGTTTTATTATGAAAAATAATCTTGTAAGAGATCAATATGAAGCAATTAAATCATTAAAAATTGAAGGTGTTAAAACAATTGATGAAATGTTTAATGCTTTTTATGATAATCCAAGTGAACTTTATAACTCAACACATTTTGATAATTATTTAGCGGCTAATATAACAGCACCACAAAAGTTTACTCAAGAAATTGCAGACTTTATGGCTGATAAAATAGTTGATTTAGAACAAAATACTCCTAATGGTGAAGAAGAGTATGTTACACCAGATGGTAGTATGGTTAGTAGACCTAAAATAGCTGGTAAAAAGATTGGATTGTATACAAATTACTTAGAATATGTTAAAGTTATTCTTATGGTAATGACTAAGAAAGCTGAACATGCTAGTAAAGTTAGAGAAGCTCAAAGAACTGGTCAATACTTAGGAAACTTATATACATCATTACAACAAATTGGTAGAGATTTCATGACTAAACAAGGTATTTTGGATTTCTTTAGAAAAGAAGCAACTATGGATAAAACTGCTTTAGATAAAGGTAGAAAATTAGCATTAGAGATTAGAGATTTATTAGAAGAATTCGGTATTAAACCAAAAAGGTAATTGATATGTTTGAAAAAGATATAGATAAAGTTATAAGAAAATATCTAGCAGAAGCTGGACTTGATTACAGTAGAAAGAAAGTGGACTATTTGGAATCATCTATGGATGATTTCTTTGTCCAAGCAATTATTGATAAAGCTGTTGAACAAAAAATGGGTACAAGAGAACAAATTATTGCACAAATAGAAAATATTGCTGCACAACAAACCGAGACATTAAGTAAATCTAAAATATTAGGTGAAACTGCATTAAAAAATGTGTATGAAACAGCTGCTTATGAAATTTCATCAAAACTCGAACCAGAAATTAAATTTGAAACGAGAATTTTTGAAGATTTATTCCAAGAAGTAAAATCTGATTCACCACAATTTTACCCATTATCAAATGGTTTTCAACCAAAGAGAATAAACCCTACTGTTTGGGTTATTCCAGATCCATTAATGCCCGAATTCAATGGTATTGGTACAGCTGCTTGTACACCAGGTGCAAAAATGGTTTTCAATAAAGATTTTATGCAAGGATTGATAACACATGCTCACATAAAGGGTATAAAAGCAGACCCTAAAAATGCACATAGTGCTAAGTATGAATCACAGGGTGGAGATATACCTGATGAATACCTATATTGTGAATTTGTATTGTTACATGAATTATCTCATTATGCTAATGGTGATTTTTTAGAATCCAAAAATAATGGTAATGACCCTAAATTATCTAACTATGTTATGGATTACATTATTAATCATACATTGATTAAAAGTGGACATACACAACTACCAATTGGATTATATAATAATAAAATCAATTGGGATGAATTTGTTAATTATCAAGATATGTATGATTTAGTTGCATCTGAGATGGAAAAACTTAAAGATGAAGATGCCCAAAATATGCAAGACCAAATGGATCAGATGGGAGATGATATGCCTGATGATAGTGGTGAATCTGGAAATCCACAAAGACAAGATCCACAAGATCCACAAGATGGTCCTGATGGTCCT